CTTTGGCATCCTCACCACTGTTCACCCGGGGGCCTTGGGTACAACCCCCGCATGACGCGCAGCGCTCGCGCGCACTGGCGCGGAGTTCCCGATCACCCAGTAGAGAACGCTCGGCCCGCTGAGGCGCAGCACCTCGCACATGTACTGGTGCGCCTTCGCTTCGTAGATGGGATCCAGCGTGAAGGATGATGTCACGCTGCGTCGCAGCTCATGCCCATACGGATAGCGACTGATCGCGTGATACTCGTACGGCAGGCCCTGCGCGACTGCATCGATCTCCGCCTTGCGGTCATATCCAGCGATCTGCACTAGGACGATGCGCCGCACCTGCGGACAGTGCTTCCTAAGGCCGAGCAGTATCCCAGCTGCGGTTATACCCGCGCCCACTGGGATGACGACCGTAGTCACCTCAGCGGGCACGTTACGCGCCTGGCCCACCGTCGAGCCGATGATCGCTCCGGGCGCGTCGCGCAGATTGATGCCGAACTTGACGTGGAAGCCGTGATGGTCGTGCGCAGCACGCCAGCGCTGGATCGACTTCGTGAGCGCGCTCTCATACGCGACTCGCGCGCTGCAATCGAGCGATGCGCCGAAGCGCGTCGCAGTGGAGAGCATCTGGTGGCGCAGCGCGCGCGCTTCGGTCGTCGCGCCCACGAAGATGACGGTGCGCAGTCCGTACTCATGCGCGACTCGCGCGATGATGAGCCCTTGCGGCGAGTGCACGCCCGTCGCTGTCAGCACGACGCCGCCGAAGCGACTGCGAATCTGCCCCACCCTGGGGCGCAGGAGTTCCATCGCTTGACGCACCTTGCCGCCCGAGAGCGGCACGTCATCGAATGGGATAAAGAGATCATCGCGCTTGTACCAAGTGCCGTCGTGCTGCTCGCACGGCGTGAGCGCGCCGACCGACGTGCAGACGGTCATGGGTGCCTCACGACCCATCGCGCGCAGAAGAGCGCGAGCAGAAGCAACACGCTCGCGATGATGCGATTGCGACGTCGCCCGCGCGCGAGCGGATCGTATGGAGGGCCGGACCCGCGCCCGTCCATGTACGCGTTCACCTCGTCCGCAGTGGGCAGCACGCGCGGAAGCGGATGCTGCCCGTGGCTGCGTCGGGGCGAGTTGCGCAACGGCCGCCCGATGATGAAGCAGAGCACGTGCGCGAGCTCCCAGCCGACGCGCCACGCTGCGCGACTGCCGCGCAGAGGGTCCGCGTAGAGTTGCTCGCAGCGGAGCAGACCGAAGCTGTAGCGGTCCGCCCAGCCGTTCCCAAACGCTTGCGTGATGCTGTCGCGTGGCATCGTGAGTTCTCCCATCGGCGGACGCATGCCCCAGCGGCAGACGCGCCGAGCTCGGGTCACCTGTCGTCGGTCTGACGCTCGGGAGGGATCCACCCGCCGACGTCACTGCGCGTCGCGACAGCGCGCCACCACGGCTTCGCTTCGGTGATCTCCACGATGCGTCCGCGCAGAACGAGCATCGCGACGTAGACGCGCTTGGGGCGCGTGAGCAGCTCGAAGTTGAGGCGCAGCGTGCCGGGCTGCCAGATCATATGAGCCCCTCGCGTTCAGCGAGCCAGCGCGGGATCACGAGCTTGCCCTTGTGTCCGACCTCGAACACCTCGGAGTCATCGTGAATCTGCGACTGCGGCACCCAGCACTGCTTCCCGAGCTCTGGGAAGCTGCAGAGCAGCCCGTACGCAGTCGACTTGAGCGCCTCGACCTTCTCGACGGTCACGGCTTCATAGTCATCGTTGCCATCGCGGAAGCTCATGGGCGCGCCCAGATGAGCAGGAGATAACCAACGAGCACGATCGCGAACAGGCAGAGCATGCGCACGTCGGTCCGATCGGGCCGCGCTTCGTGCTTATGCGTGATGCCTCGAAGCGCGTCGCTTATGCAGTCGTGACAGATGCAGTCATCACCGTGGCGGTGTGGGTCCATGTGGTGAGTCTCCAGGGGGCGGGGCGGGCGATTCATCTTCTGCGCGGCGGATGATGATGTCCAGGTGGCGAATCGCTTGAAGGAAGAGATCGTGTGCTCGCGACGCGAGCGCGTGCGCCATCCGATGCTCGCCGAAGCTAATCAGTCGGGCCGCGGAGCGTTCGAGCGCGAGGTGCGCGTCCGCGTAGACCGACATGACGTTGCGAACGTGCGGGTTGCTCGAATGACGCTCGTACGCGCGCGTGAGCTGCTCGTAATCCGTCGCGGGCCTAACGGGTTCGTCCATGTCTCACCTCCGGGGTCAGCACTGCACCGAGTGCGCTAGAGCGGATTGCGACCTGGCCCATGGAGATCGCCGCTGCAGCGTCGGGGCCGATGACGCCGCGTAGATTGACTGGACGATCGAGCGCGACAGTGGCGCGCGCACACGCAGCCTCGAGGGCGCGCGCCTGCTCGCGTGGCAGCGTGCGGCGGCCGAATAGCTCGCGCCGCCAGTCCGCTGCAGTCCACGTGAAGAACCGCTCTTGGCGGCCCATCTGCACGCGCCACGAGTCGCGCCAGAGCCGGACGATCTCCGATAGGCCGATCGCTGCGCGCAGTCGCTTGCGGGAGAACCCGCCGCCCGGCGCTTCGCAGACGATGGCGGCCGGCACGTCCAGGCGCAGCGCCATCGTGATGAGATCCTGCACTGCGCGGTAGCGCTCTGCAGGCTCGTCCGCGTCGCACTGGGCGAAGTAGTGCAACCGCCCGCAGAGGTAGTAGGCGAGGCCGCTGCAGCGCGCAGCGTCGATCGCGAGCAGCGCTGCAGCGAGTGGACGCGCGAGCGGCGGCCCGATCGCGGACGTCTTGGCATGGATCACGATGTGGCTCTTCATGCGCACTCCGCTTTGACTAGACGTGCACCGATCGAGGTCATGACCTGACCCACGTTGAGGTGGAGACGGTCCGGCTGGTCGGGACCCAGTCCGATGCAACGCTCGGGCGTGAAGAGCAGACCCGGCTCAGCCGCTTTGCGCGCGAGCCAGCGCGCAGTGGTGGGGTAGCTCACACGATCGAGCTCTGCAGCGAGCACGAAGGTGGTCCACTCAAGCGCGTTGAACGTCGGCAGGCTCAGCGCGCGTGCGGCGCGATAGTGCTCCGCGTCGCTCGCGAACGCGAAGCGGATGCGCTCTGCAGCCCCGTGGACGGCCGGAAGAGTCTCCGCAAGGATGAGCCACGCCGCGGGCAGCTCGGGCAGCAGGAGAGCGGGGAAGCTGCTCACCTCGAAGACGGCGAGCTCGATGGGCGCGAAGTGCTCTAGCGGGTCGAGCGAACGCGAGCTCATGCGCTCACGTTCCGCCCCGTCATCCGCCGCGACGGGTGGAGTCACGGCGGGCGCGAGCTCCGGCAGGAGAGTCTGCGCGGGCGACTTCCATCGCGTCCGCCTCATCTGGACCTCGTAAGTGGTCCCAGGTGGTCCCAGCTGGGTCCCAGCCAGCGCGGATCTGTTAGATAGATATAGTTAGGTTTATTCATATAGTTAGAGAGAGAGAGAGAGAGAGCCGCAGGGGGGTGGGACCACTGGGACCACTGGGACCACTTGTTTTGCCCTCGCGTACGCGCGCGCAGTTTGGGTGTGCCTCCCATTCACACACCCCCTGCGTTGGCTATGCTCCCAATTCTTCATCACTCATTCCCATACGAGACGCGATCCAGGTGGTCCCAGTGGTCCCAGTGGTCCCAGCGAAGCTAACTGTATGTTTTTGCCTTGGATTCGCTGGGACCACTGTCGGGACCCAGCCAGAGCCCAGTGGTCCCGCCCTCCGCAAGTTGGAACACATAGAGACGCGGACGCTCTCCGTTGACGCGAACGCGCATCGCAAAGTGTCGGCCTTCCGGCCGAAGTCGCCCGAGCTCGATGAGCTGCGACTGCACCGCGTGGGTCCACGGGATGCGACGTCGCTCAAGCTCTCCGCGTAGCGCGTCGCCCACGAAGGCCACGTCGCCGCTGTCTTCGAGGCGGAACCCGTTTATCTTCGGCGCATCCTGCACGGCCGCGCTGCGCGTCCCGTTCAGATGCTTGGTCGTGATCGGGAACGTGCGCGGGTTGCTCGTGACCCACTCGGTCAGCGCTTCGACGACCCGCTCATGCATAGGCCGCACGCCGCCAGAGCTCGCGCAGCGCTTCCGGAAGATCTCGATGATGGTCTGACTCGACCCGAAGCCGAGCTCGCACTGCGCGCCCTCAGCTGCGAGCGCCATCACTGCGAAGCTCATCGCAGTTCGCGCGAGCGTGGAGTTACCGCCCGCGATAACGCGCAGCTCTGCGAGCAGCGTTCGATACTGCGCGCGGCGATCGTCGCGGTCTTCTTCATCGCAGCCAGCGAGCGCGCGCAGCCAGAGCTCGCCGACTGCGCCCGCGTTGTCTGCGCATGCGTCGCGCAGATCATCGACGCCCGCAGCATCGAGCGCGCCGAAGCCCGTGATCGGGACGCTTATCACGCGCACCTGCTGGCCGCCCATCGCGTCTTCGCCCGCGAGCTCGACCTCGCCCGTGCTTAGGACGACCGTGCGCCAGTGCGCTGTCGGGCGCATGTGCAGCTCTTTGGTTCCGCGCGGACGGCCCTCGCCGTTCACGAGCATGTACACAGCGCGCGCCATGAACTCGGGATCAACCGTCCCGCTCTCATCGAAGCAGAGCGGCAGATCGCAATAGAACTGCGCGCGCAGCTCGGTCGCTGTGATCGTGCCGAGCCACGGAGCGACCCACTGCTGGCTGCGCGGATCGCCGAAGATGCTCGCAGCGATGCGCAGCATCGAGGTCTTCCCGCGCGATGTGTCGCCGCACAGATGCAGCGCGAAGTTTGCGACGCCGAGGATCTTGAGCAGCGGCGCCGCGAGCGCGCCCGCGATCATGAGCGCGCAGTCATCGCTCGCTTCCCATGCGCGCTTGAGCGCAGCCGTGTGCGCTGCGACGCTCGCGCCCTCGCGCATGCCCAGCGCAGCGAACGCGCGCTCATGCACTTCGGAGCGGTGGATAACGTCTGCGCAACTCTCGAAGCGCAGATCGCTTCCGCACACGAAGTGCCACTCGCTCTTGAGCTCGAACCAGCCCGCGCGCTCTGCGAGCCACTCGATCGGCAGCGCCTTCGTGTTGAAGTCTTCGAACTCATCAAGCCACTCGGTGAGCTTGGTGTTGTTGCCCATGGTCACGCGGGCACCCTGCAAGCGCAGCGCATCCGAGAGCGTGCGGTTGCCGGTCTTGTCACGTGACAGGATGCAGCTGCGCCACGTGCCGTCCGGGTCTCTGAACGTCACCTCCGTGGACTGCTCGTGTGTCTCGAGGTCCATGAAGCGGCGCGTGATGAAGATCGGGCTGGGGAAGTACGGCACTTCTTCTTCCGCCCAGCCGTCCTCGCCCTTGACCATCTCGACCTTGCACAGCGTGTTCTTCCGGAAGCTGTAGCCGTCCGGTACGAGCAGCGCGGGGCTCAGCGCCGCGTGCGGGAAGCAGTCGCGCAGTCGCTGCGTGGGCTGCTTCGGCTCGGTCGCTTCGATCGGGCCCGCGGTCGCGATGAGCTCGCGCACAGCGTCCGCGCCGTGCGCGGCGAGATAGTCATCAAGGCCTTTGTGTTCGAGCGTTGGCGGGCACGTGAAGAGCACCTCGAGCGCGCCCGCTGCGAGCAGCGCGCCGGCGAGCTTCTGCGCCGCGGCCATCACTTGCTCCTTCGTGCGCGCGTCGGCGTCGAAGCAGATGACGTGCCTGCGGCCCGCGATCGCGCAGTGCTTCACGATGAGCGCGTGCAGCTTCGTGCCGTCGTGCGCATCCTTGGCGGACTTGTCGTGCCAGTTGTTGACGCCAGTCAGGCCGATCGGAACCAGGCCGCACTGCTCGGCGGCGAGCGCTTTCTTCTCGCCCTCGACCCACACCAGAGTGCGCGCAGTGTCCGCGTAGCCGCCATCGAGCGACGCGCGCGGCGTGAAGTAAACGAAGATGCCCGTGTCCTTCGGCTGCTCGTACTTGACCTTGTCGCCGTTCTTCCGCTGGCGCGGCTTCGACGGCTTGAAGCGGAAGCCGTACGGGTGCAGCGCTCCGGGCTCGAACATCGGGAAGACGATCGCCGCTTGTCCGCTGAAGCCCTTCCACCCGAGCATGCGCGCGATGTACTTCGGGTGCCGAACGATCGTGATGCGCGCTTCGTTGAGCAGCGCGACCTCGAGCGCGGACGTCACAGTCAGGTCATCGAACAATGGATCGGGCTGGTCGGTCGGGTGGCGCTCAAGCGAGCGCGGGGGCTGCCATGGCTGGGTGGGATCCTGCGTATCCCATGGGATGAGCTCTTCTTCGCGCATGGCAGCTCCCAGGTTCAGCGTTGTTTCTTCGCGCGTGTCTTCTTCGCGGCCTTCGCTGCGACGCTCCCTAGCTCCGGCAGCGCGAGCTGGCGGTCCGCCGCCGTGAGCGGCCGACTCTCGACTTCTTCGCGGGTGTCATCGCGAAGCAGAAGCACTAGCTCTGCCTTCGAGTCGACCTCCCAGTGGCAGCGCACGGGCCGCGACTCGACACCCGACTCGATCACGCGCGCGAGCTTCGCGCGCTCTGCGACGCGTTCATTGATCTTCGAGTTCAGCGAGCGGCGCTCCGCCTTGAGCTCATCGATCTGCAGCTCTTCCTTGGCCATCGTGGCGCCGCGTTCGAGCATCTCTTCATCGGTCAGCTTCACAGGGCACAGACGTTCGATCACTTCGTTGGGCATATCCGTTCCTCCTTCGGGTTGGCGGTTGGGTTCGAGAGACGCGACGGCCTGCGCGCAGCGCGAGCTCGCGCGTGCACGTCGCATCGGACGCGGATGCAGCGAGCTAGCAGCTACGCGGCGCGTCCGAACTTCAGCTTGGTCTTGCGCTTCGTGCGCTTGTTGCGAAGCGCTTGCAGACGCTTGAGCGTCTGCCGATCGGGCGCGCGCAGCTCATCGATCGAGCACGCGTTGTCTGTGATGCGTCGCAGGCGCTTCGCCATCTCGGGGCCGGGCGTCTTCTTCCCCTTGGCGTAGTTGAAGACCAACCCGTAGGGCAATCCGCACGCACAAGCGAAGCGGGAGATGTTGCCGTGATGGGCGTGTTCAATCCATTCGAGCAGCGTCATAGACCGCCGGGGATACACCCGCGCCGGAGTCTCCCGCAAGACAATCCGCGTTCGCTCGCAGGAGCATGGGACATTCTGCCCTAGCCCAAATGCGGCTAACCGAAGGGGTTATTGCGCACACGATGCGCACACGGCCCACTCCTCAAAGGTACCTAGAAGATGCTAAATGTACCGTCGATGAGATATATCCTCCTTGCAATGCGATCCTCGGATGCGTCAAAAGAGGCACTACATGACCAAGCCCGCCCCGCTGAACCTGAACGTTGACAATCCGCTCGCAGAGAAGGAGCGACACAATCGCATCCATGCATGCATGCTCGCGCGCGGCTACACGCACGCGAGCTTCGCGAAGACACTCGGGGTGCACTGGACATCTCTCAAGCGCTGGCTCTCCGGCGAGCAAGACATCGGGCTCGAGCCGCTCATCAAGATAGCGAAGCTCACGCACTTCACGCTCGATGAACTCGTGTTCGGTCTCGATGCTGCTCCGACTAACGGCAAGTCAAACGGCGGGAGTATGAGCATGAGCAAGGAAGAGCTGCGCGCGTTCCTCGACCGCAAGCTCATCCCGAACCCGATACGCGTCGGTCTGCAGCAAGCGCTCAAGCGTGAAGAGCTTGAGTTACTGGCCGTAACGGAGGATCTCGTATCGGAGATTTGCGCCGAGTTCGCCATGAAACTGGGTGATGGTCAGAGCGCAGCGCTCGAGGCTTCGCTCGCTCGGGTGCTTGGGTCGCACGCTGGCAACGCTCGGCAGCCGTCGCGGGGCAAGCGCAAGTAACGGAGTCGCTCCGCACTGCTCCGCGAATGGCACATACTCGCCATCGCCCGGCATGAGCTGCTCTAGTCGGAGCTCAAGCTCTGTCAGGGCTTCTGCGGGTATGTCCTTCATCGAGATGTTGAAGCGGTCGCGCAAGAGGATGTGAATCGCTCCGCGGATAGCGTCGCGGTTCTGCTTCGGGTGCGAGTCGCGAGCGTCGCAGCGAATCGACCAGCGATGATCGTCCGGCCCCGCTTCGCGATTCTCGTGTATGCCGCGCGTCATGCCCGCGCGCGCAATGCATTCGACACGCGAGCAATGCTTCTGCACGAAGTCCCAGCCATTCACGGGCAGCGGCTTGCTGCGCAGTAGCTGCTCGAAGACCCGATACAAGCTCTCACCAGTGTGCATGTCGCAAGCTCTCCCCGCTGTGCTGACGCAGAGCAGTACGCCGATCGAACGTGTGGCGAAAGTGAAAGATCGCGCAACAGCCCCGCAACACGTGCGATCGGGGTTACATCGCGGTGAGGGTAGGAGCGTGCCGATAGCCAACACGCGTGGCCGTGTGGCCAAGGATATACCCCGCGCGCGGATCGCAATCGTGCGTACAAGACACTGAAAGTTCTCCTTTCGGATGAAACGCTCTTGACGCGGCAGTGTCCTGCAGGCGAGAGATCGCCGCCTGCCGCGATGCACAGCCGCCAACAGCATCGCGCGAGAGGTCGCGCATGGGAGCGTGGAACAATCGTGCCTTCGGTTCGCTCGCGCAGCCGGTGCACAAGTCGCAGCTGAACCAACTCACTGGGCCGTACGGATGCCCGAAGCGCTTCTGGTACGAGCAGAACGCGCTCGCGAACGCGACTGCTGAAGAAGCAGCGGAGCGCGTTGTCTACGCGAGCGCAGCGACAGGCACTGCGGTTCACGAGACGATCTATCGCGCGCTGAAAGCAGAAGCATCGCGCGCGCACATCCTCGGCGGCGGGCGCGTCTCGCGAGACAACATCGAACGCGTCTACAGGGAAGAGCTGCAGCGCGAGTGCGGCGGCCGCACGGTCGAGTGGCGCGGCGAAGACCCGCTCGAGGTCAACGCAGAGCGCGTCGCGATGATCGTCGGGCTGCTCGCTGCGCTTCCGAACTACGTCGCATCCATCGAGATGGTTGAAGGCGCGTTCATCTCGCAGATCGACGGGTACTGGATCGCGGGGCACTGCGACCTCGTCTATCGTCCGCGCAGCGATCCGAGTGCGCTTGCGTTCTGTGACTGGAAAACGGGCGGCCAGAAGCCCGACCAGATCACGCTGGATCACGGCTGGGAGGCGGGCTTCTACGCTGCAGCGCTTCACTCGGGGCTGTTCCTCGAACGTGAAGAGTGCGTAGTCACGAAGTGCGACGCGGGATGGCACGCGCAGTGCCTCGGGCACGAAGTCACGCACGCATCGCACTTCCGTGCAGAGCGCGAGTGCATCGAGCTCGCGCTCTGCAGTCTCATGGAGCGCGGCGGCGTGCGCGACGGCCGACGCTTCAACCAGTTTCCCGCTGAGATCTTCACCGTGCAGCTCGCCGATTACGTGCCGTACGCGAAGGCCGGCACGAAGAAGCTCTCGCGTCCGGAAGACATCACGCACTACGCGACGATGCCCGACACGCCGGAGCGGCCGCGCTACACGAGTGGCGGGTCGGTGAAGTACTACGCGGACGAGGCGCGCGGCCCCGCGTGGCTGCCCGTGCGTGTGACGCAGTGGGATCTCGCGCGTCTCGCTTGGCGCTTGCGCAAAGTGATCGGGATGGTGCGCATGGGTCAGTTCGTTGACCTCGTGAGCGAGCGCTGCAAGCGCTGCCCGTTCGCGCAACCGTGTTTGAACAGCGGCTATCAGCTGCGCGGGAACGAGCAGCTGCGCTTGCGCGAAGTGCTGCGCGTGTTGCCGGGTGAAGCGTTCGCCGCGGCTGAAGAGCTCGGCGACTGAAGACATAAGCGTTCGCGGGCTCGGGCAATAGGGCTCGGGCTGCGCCGACACACGCGCGCGGACGTGCACCTGCGTCCGCGCGCGCGTTCTCCTTCCTATTGTCCGAAAGAAGAATCGACCATGGCATCGAAGAAACCGACCGAGACTGAACAGGCAGCGGCGTCGACCGCGATCACGAAGTCACTTGAAGACCAGCTCGCAGAGTTCTCAAGCGCTGGCGTCTTCGACCAGATACCGGACGGCATCGAAGTCGACCCCAATGACATTCGCATCCCGCGTCGCTTGCTCAACCAGGGCGGAGACGCGGTCGACGGCGACGGCGCCCCCGTCCGCGATGAGTACTACTACGACAAGCTGGCGCAGAAGCAGTATGCGGGCATCCGCTGCGTGTTCCTCGCAGAGAAGAAGATCCGTATTTACTCCAACTTCGATAAGCAGGAGTTGATTTGCCGTTCGAGCGACCGCATCACGGGCATGTGGCAAGCGACGCAAACGAAGCGCCCATGCAAGGGGTGCGAGTTCGCGAAGTGGGTGTCGGTCGACGGCAAGCGCAAGGTCGCCTGCGATGAGATCTATCGCATGTACGCGAAGGACCTCGACACTGGCGAGCTCTTCACGACCACGTACAAGCGCACGTCGCTGCAGGTGCTCCGCAACTACCAGCAGCGCTTTCACATCGGGCAGCTGCGACGCAACGGCATCGCTTCGAATCTCCCGCTCTGCACGTTCGAGGTGCAGCTAGGAGCGACGATCGTCCAGCGCTCGAAGACGAGCAGTTACGCCGTTCCGACCATCACGCGTGTCGCTGTCGCGTCGGTCGAACGCATCCGCGACTACGCAGCGGAGGCGGACGTACTGCAGCGGACGATCTTGCCGCTCATGAATGAGTTCGAGATCGATGACGTGGCGCCCAAGGAAGATGACGATCAACCATCCACAGGCGGCTACACCCCGAGCGGCCCCGCGCGGGAGATCTAGTCATGGCGCAGCCAAGCGTAAAGCTGAGCGGCGAGATCTCACGCTGGAAGGGCGACCCCGCCGAAGACAGCGGATGGCACATCGCTTGGCTGCGCGCCGCGGACGGGCGCGAAGTGAAGCTGCAAGGCTATCACCTGCCTCGGCCGGGCGTGGGCGTCGTACTCGAAGGGCACTTCACAGTGCATGAACGATGGGGCGAGCAGTTCGATGTGAGCGGCTACGAATGCTGCTGCCCCGCTTCGATGACAGGGGCCGTGAAGTACTTGGAAGACGTCGTGCCGGGCGTCGGACCAAGCACGACGCAGCGCCTCGCGCTGCACTTCAAGCAAGACGTGCAAGCGCTGTGGCACGCGATCCTTCACGAGCACGCGCAGCTTTGCGCCGCGGGCGTGAGTGCAGAGATCGCGGAGCGCATCCACGAAGCAGTGGCAGAGAACGCAGACGAGGCGAGCCATCGCGCAACGCTGCGCGGCTGGGGCCTCACGTCGCTGCAGATCGGTCGCTGTCAGACCGAGTGGACCACACTGTCAGCGGCGATCGACGCCATCCAGCGTGATCCGTACGAGCTCGCGTATCGCATCGAGCGGATCGGGTTCAAGACCGCGGACGCGATCCGCGCGAACATGGGTATCCCTGAGAGTCATCCGTGCCGAGTCGAAGCGATCGTGCTGCTTACGTTGAAGGAAGCAGCGGAGAACGATGGGCACGTCTTCGGCGATCGCGGCCTGCTAGAGCTGGCATGCGCAGCTCACAAGCTCGATTACGTGACGCAGCTCAAGCCCGCACTTGATGCGCTCGAGGCGCGCAAACGCATCGTGAAGGATGAGGGCAAGTACATCTACCTCAGAGCTCTGCACGTCGCAGAGAAGATCATCGCCGACTATGCCTCGCGCGGAGTCGCAGCGCGCGAAGACGATGATGTGCCATTCGAGAGCCTGCAGGGCTGCGGTGACTGCGGCCAGTTTCATTGGAGCATGGAGATCGATCGCGAGCAGCGCGAACTCGATTGCAGCCAGACGTCGGCAGCGCAGCGCATGGTGAGCCAGCGCCATCGACTCGCGATCATCACGGGTGGACCGGGCACAGGCAAGACAAGCGTCTTGCGCGCTGCGCTCGATGTGCTCGATGACATCGGCGCTACGTATCTGCTAGCTGCGCCGACCGGCAAGGCCGCCAAGCGCATGAGCGAAGCGACGGGCCGCAAAGCGTTTACGCTACACACGCTGCTCAAGATCCGACCGTCAAACGGTTGGTTCTACGGAGGCGGCGTCTCGCAGGGGCCGAGCGTCGAAACGGATTTTATCTTCGTAGATGAAGCTTCGATGATCGACACGATGCTCATGGCGGAGCTCATCGGGCGCCTCGGCTCTGCGCGCTTGCGCCTCATCGGAGACGCGAATCAGCTGCCGCCCGTAGGGCCGGGGCAGCCGTTCAATGACTTCATCAAAAGCGGGCACGTGCCTGTGTCGCGGCTCACGAAGCTGCATCGAGCAGCCGCCGATTCCTGGATCGCGGTGAACGCGAAGCGGATTCTAGAAGGAGAGATGCCGGACCTCGAGCGGCGTAGCGACTTCAGGTTCATCGAATGCCGCAACGCTGCGGCGATCGGCGACGTGTTGAAACACATCTTCGAGAATGACGATACCGAATGGATTCATCACCGCACATGCGCTGCGCTGAGCCCTCAGCACAAAGGCCCCGCGGGCGTGACTGCGCTCAACAAGTTGCTTCACGACACGCTCAACTTGTTCAACGCCGAGTCACCCGAGCAGCTCGAGATTTCCGAGCATGAAGTGATTCGACTCGGCTCGACCGTCATGATCACCCGCAACGATCCAAAACGCGGGCTGGTCAACGGCGACATCGGCAGCGTTGTGTACATCGAAGCGGATGACAAGGGTGTGGTTCTAGAGCTGCAGGTCGGCGACGTCGTCGGCGATGAAGACCCATCGCGAAGGTATCGCTACACGGGCAAGCAAGCGGCTGTCGACCTCACACTCGCTTACTGCTTCACGGTCCACAAAGCGCAGGGCAGCGAGTACGAGTGGGTGATCATCGTCTGTCACCCGTCGCATCGCATGACCACGCGGCGTCTCTTCTACACAGCGGTCACGCGCGCGAAGCTTGGTGTGATTCTCGTTGGCACGCGAGACGGTGTGCAGCACGCGATCGCGAACACAGCGGACAAACAGCGGCTCACGCGCCTGGTTGAGCGCATGAACGCGAAGCAACTCGAACTTGCATCGGAGGCCGCACATGGAAGGCTGCATTGACGTCAACGCGCTGTCGGTCGCCACGCTCCGACAGCTCCTATCAGAAGCAGAGACGCGCGAGCGGCAGTCGCTCACGCGCGAACGTGCGGAGCTCGAACGCGAGCGCGCGAAGATGCAGAGCGCACTCGGCAACGGGGCCGACCCCGCTGTCGGTCTGCCCGTTCATCTGCGCTCGATCGCGCGCGCGATGCCGCCCGTGCTGACAGCGCGACAAGTCCGGAACGTTCTGAAGGTGAGCGCGAAGACGCTCCGCAAGTGGATCGAAGACGGCAAGCTGACAGCGAGCCAACACGGCGACCACGGCCGGCTACTCATCACACGCGACGCAGTCTTACAGCTACTCGGATCGGAGGATGGACAATGACTCACTCACTGCCATACGAGAGCGCGACAAGCGGGCAGCGTGCGCTCGCAGAGATCGAGCGCGTGCTGCACCGCTTCGGTTGTCAGTCGTTCGGCTCGCAGCAAGACTTCGAACGCGCAACGCTCATCATCCAGTTCCGGCACCGCGATCGCTTAGTGCATGTCGAAGCGAGCATGAAGGGCTACGCGGCCGCGTGGCTCCGGACGCACCCGTGGTCGGGGCGGATGCGTCGCACGCGGGTCGAGCATGAGCGCGAAGCGATGCGCGTTGCGTCGCTCGCGATTTACTCGATCCTGCGAGACTGGATCAAAGGGCAAATCACTGCAGTCGAGATGGGCATCGTGTCCTTCGAGGGTGCGTTTCTCGGGCAGATCATGCTCGCGAGCGGGGAGACTGTGCTCGGGCACATCGAGCGGCAGAAGATGCTGCCGGGGAGTGCGCCATGAACGCGCCTATCAACATCATCGAGCGCAGCGCGGAGAGCGTGCTCGTGTCGATCGAGTCTCCGCTGCGCGGCCGCGTGCCGTCGTGGGTGCACTGGGCTTGGCTCGCTGCTCTGTTCGAGCGCATCGATCGCTGGCGCAACATGCGTTATGCAGTCGCGTGCGTGCGTGACTCGCTCGCTCGAGGTGAGTTCCCGTACGCGTCGCACGTGTTCTTCGACCGTCGCGGCTTGCTCGATGACGCGGACCCCAACCAACGATGCTCGGGAATGACAGCGGGGCTCGCGTGGTCCACGCACGCGACTGTGTTCGCGTTCTACATTGACAAGGGATTCTCTTCCGGGATGAGCGCAGCGCATCTTGCAGCGGTGAAGGCTGGCGCGCGCATCGAAGTCCGGAGACTGTACGGCTGGCGGAAGACGCGCGGCAGCAAACCGTTGCCCGACCTATAAGGAGATGACCCACAATGGCTAGCCCTACCGACATCTGTGCTGACTGCAGTCACCCTCGCTCGATGCACGCGCGCGCCAACGATGGGCATTGCATGCGCCCGTGGGGTGTCGTTCCGCCGCCTGCGCCCGCGGGGTCTCCGCCCGCGTGCTACTGCGCGAAGTTCCTCGACCCGCCTGCGCCCGCGCTGCTCCCAGTGCTTCCGCCCGATGTGCCGGACAATGAACTGCCGGAGACTCCGGACCCCAAGCGCGAAGCGGAAGACGTCGAAGCCCAACCCTGAAACGCAGAACGGCCCGCGAGAGATTTCTCTCCGCGGGCCGTTCTGCGTCGTGTCTTTCTGGGGTTAGGAGCGCAGTGCTAGCGCGACGGCACCCCGTCCGCAAGTCGCACTGCTTCATCGGCGATCGCTGTGCTCTCTGCATCGACGGCGGCATCGAACGTCGCGCAGACGTTCCGCGCGCGTGGAGAGAGCGCGAGGAAATAGCGCGCTTCGAACTCCGCCCACGGCTCAGCGCGGCCGTTCGGATCCATATCAGGGGGCTCGATGCCGAACGCGTGCAGGTCTTCGAGCAGCTGCGGAGTGAGGCCCGCTGGCTTCGCGCGATCCTTGCGACACACGAATGCCCACTCGCTGTCTTCGTGGCGCACGACTCGTTCGGCGTACTCAAGCGGCCGACAGTTCTCCGCGTAGAACGCGAGCGCTTTGTATTGCGCCTTGGCGCGCTGGTGCGCTGCGCGGTACTCGGCCGTGAGCTTCGCGTGTCCGTTGCGCACGCTGAACGTTTCGCGGCAGTCGTGCGCGCGCGGGGCGACGTCTTGCGCTTGCTGCAGCTCGGGATGGTCGCGGCGAACATTCGCGGCCGCAGTCACGAAGACATCGTCTTCGGCGTGGGCCGTCCGGACTGTGCAGAGCGTGAGCGCTGCGACTGCGAGCAGGGTGTGTGCGTGTTTCACTTCGAGACTCCTTCGTTATCGTTGCGCATCGGGCGCCATTCGTAGCGTGTGATGACTGTCTTGATGAGCTCCGCGCACTGCATCGCTTCTTCCAGCGTCGCAGCGCGCTTACGCTTGATGAGGATCCCGCGGTCGAAGTAGTGCTGCTCCGCAACGCGCACGCTGTGCCCGAGACGTGCAGCACGCGCGCTCACTCCGACGTCAAGCGAGTCTTGAAACGTCGCGCAGGTTGAACGCAGCGTTTTGATGGACACGTCCGCGGGGCATCCGAGCTTGCGTAAGCGCTTCCATGCGTACCCGAGACCCTTCTGGCCGATGGGAAACAGAGCATCGGAAGCAGCGCGACCCTCGCACATGCGCGCGAGCAGCTCGCGTAGGAGCACGCTGTATCCTTCGAGCTCGATCGCGCGCGGGCCGGTCTTCGAGATGCGCAGCGCGATGAAGTGGCGCGTTTCTCCGTGGAACTCCGCCCCGAGGTTGACGTCGCTCACGAGCAGCGAGCGCTGCTCCGATCGGCGCATCCCTCCTAGGATCCCGACCACGACCCAGGGCGCCATTTGAACGGAGCGCGCGCGCAGCGGTTCCGCGTCCAGCTTGAGCGCTGCTTCGAGCAGCTTGGTGATCTCGGGAACGGAGAGCGCGCGAGCGTCGAAGTCTTCGCCGTCTGGAATGTCAAAGCGCTTGAGCGCAGCGCGCGCTTGATCGCGCGTGATGTTCATGAGCTTGCCCGCGTCCGACAGCGCGTAGAGAAACGCGCGCACATCCTTCATGTACTGGTTGACCGTGGACGCTCTGCACTTCCCATCGCTCGTTTGGTTCGGCGCTTGGTCGAGGTGCGTCCGATACTTCCCGAGCGTCGCAGGGATCAAGTCTTCGACGTAAACGAGCGAGCTCTGCTTCGCCCACGCTTCGAAGCGCGCGAGGTTCCGGCGCACGTTGTCTTGCGTGTTGTCAGAGTTGCGATGCTTGCTCGCGACGTACTCCGCGATCGCTTCGCTGAGGAACAGATGACCGGGAACGAGCGCTTGTCCGGGCCGCAGTCCCATGCGTGAGCGCATCGTGTCGAAAGCGAGCTGCGCGTACTCTTCCCGCGCTTCCGCGCTGCGTCCGTACTCATCGGGGATTGCTCCGCGCCAGTCCTTCGCGTGAGCGGCCGCGAAGTCGCCGTCGATGCGCAAGCGATAGCGATGTCCCGCAAGCGGTCGATGCGTCTTCGCGTCCAGCTTCGGCGGGATGACGACCACTCCGGGGTGCGGAGAGCGTCCACGCTCGAAGCGCTTGGCGGAGCGCTTGGGTTTCTTCGTGTCGAGTGTCTGCAAGGATCCGTCCATGGTCGTGTGCTTTCCTTTCGCGTTCGTTGACTTCATGAGTGGCAGATGAGCTCGCACTGCTTTCCGAACAGACAGCCGTCACAGACTCCGCAAGCGCTCGCGTGCTCGTGTTCGCGCAGGTCGTCCACGCTGAACGTGACGTCTGTGAAGTACATCTCGCTTGTGCGTGTCCCGATATTGTGCATGCGCGCGGAGTGCATCGCGCGCTTGATGTCCGCGCGATCGTGAGCGCTCATCGCGGACGCGTTCATGAGCGCAGTGCAGAGCGCGCTCATGATCTCGCCGAAGCTTCCTTCGAGCGCGAGACAGTCCCGACCCGGAAGCTTGTGCGTGGTGACGCTGAACGACGGGTAGGTCGTGTCGGTCGCGTTGTGTACTTCGATCATCCGTAGGAGCGCGTGCTTCGTTGTCATCTGTCGTTACTTCCTTCGGCGGGGAGTTCCGTGTTCCCGCTCTCTTCAGTCAGTATGATGGAGCATCTACAGAAAGTCACCTCGAAGATGTCGCGCCGTCGCACCTACAGGACAATAATCGCATCCCGAAAGAGAGTTCGGATGGGATACTTTGACGCTTTCCAGGCTTGTCGGGCTCGCCGAACCATGCGACACCAAACGAGAGCGGGACATAAAGTGTCCTATGGGAGACTACAGCTCCCTCCGCTCCTACTCCACGATGCAGCACGGAGCACTTCGGAAAGCGCTTGTTTTCAAGCTCCGCGTGAAAGCGCTGGACCTACAGCGCAACTAGTCTACGGACTGACTTGCTAGACAGCGTCTGCGCGCGCGAGTCTCCGCACGGATGTTTAGTGACGCTGGGCTTTTTCGAGGATCGTGCGGGGGATTTTTCGAAGCGGAGACATACAAGGGACCGCAGTCCTAGGGCACGCTCGCGCGCATGCCCAAAGCATCCGCCAAGAAAGTCAAGACTGCGCGCACTCGCTTGCGAGCAGTTCCTAAAACCGAGCAGCCCGCCGCGGAGTGGGTCGAGCTCTCGCGACTCAAGCTCTGGAAGGAGAACCCCCGCGACAATGACGGCGAGACGGTCGAGCGCGTCATCCGATCCATCAAGCGCTTCGGGTGGGGCGCTCCGATCCTTGCGCGACGTGCGGACGGCGAGATCATCGCTGGACACGCGCGCTTCAAAGCGGCGCAAGTGTTGGAGCTGCAGCGCGTGCCCGTGCGCTATCTCGACATCTCGAAGCGCGAAGCGCATCTGCTCGCGCTTGCGGACAACCGGATCGCGGAGCTCACGCAGTGGTCGGAGTCGCTCGGAACGGTGCTTGCCGAGTTCAAACTAGAAGAGCTTGACCTCGCAGGATGGAGCGACGCGGACCTCAACAAGTTCGGCACCCTGTTCGAGAGCGAAGACGTGGGCGAGCTCGGCGAAGAAGCCGCGAGCGAGGATGTAGCGCGCTTCGACGTCTTCGACATCGACACGGTTGCGCGCGTGCAAGCGGGATGCTTGGTCGGGAAGCGCTACAGCGACTTCGCATTGAGCGTTGCGGATGTGATGGTCGAGCTCAATCGCTGCGCTGCTGGCGGACGTCCGCGTATCTCGCTGACCGATCGGTGGTTCTCACATCGCTACGATGTGAAAGCGGGGAAGTCTCCGATGACTCCGAACGAGTCGCTTGCGAGCGAAGAAGCGATCGCGGGTGCAGTGCGCGTCGCAGCGGAGCAAGGCCAGATGCCGCTGCGCGCTGCAGTGCTTTCCGTGCTGCTCATCTATCGCGGGCGGCAGTGCGCGCGGCAGTTTCCCATCGACGTCGCACGCGACATCTACCGGCAATATTCCGTTGAACACGCGCGCGTGCTCGACCCGTGCGCTGGCTGGGGCGGGCGCATGCTCGGCTGGCTGTGCTCGCTGCAGGCGGGAAACTATGTCGGCTTCGACGCATCCGCGCAGACGCTCGCGAGCTTCGAGCGGATGATCGGAGACCTCAACATCCGCAATGCGTACATGCGGCACAGCGCGTTCGAAGACGTGACGCTTGAGCCAGCGTCGTTTGACTTCGCGTTCACCTCGCCGCCGTACTTCGACGTTGAACAGTACTCACAAGACAGCGAGCAGAGCTTCAATCGGTACAAGACCTATGACGCATGGCGCGACGGCTTCTTAGAGCCACTCGTGTGTAAGACGCTCGAGGCGCTCAAGCCCGGCTGCGCGTTCGTTCTCAACGTGTCCGATGCTGGGAAGCACGCGATCGCAGACGATGCGATTCGTATCGCGATGGGTGCGGGCGCGCTCATCGAAACGCGCAGCAAGGTTGACGTGGGCGGATCGAGCAAGGGCCAGATGAACTCCGCGGGCATCTCGGAGGATCTGCTCGTTCTGCGAAAGCAGTGACCGTCGCTGCTCTGTACGTGGACCCGCGCGGGGCTTACACGAGCATGCGCGACGTGGACTGCTGGCCGCTCGAACGCGATGCGCGTCGCTACGAAGGCCCGTTCCCGGTCGTCGCGCACCCGCCGTGCGGACCGTGGTCGAAGATGCGCCACTTGTGCACGAAGCAAGATCCGACGTGCGGGCCGGCCGCTGTGCGCAGCGTGCAGCACTTCGGCGGCGTGCTCGAACATCCCGCTTACAGCAAGCTCTTCTGGCACTGCCGCCTGCCGCTGCCGGGTGAGTTCGCGGACGCGCACGGCGGCCGCACGTTCGCAGTCCAGCAGGTCAGCTGGGGTCACTGTTGCAACAAGGCGACGTGGCTCTACATCGTCGGCGTGCCGGATGAGCTTGTGTGGCTCGGGATGCGCAGCGGCGGAGTAGCAACACATCGCGTAACGAGCGGGCCGCGCGGGCCGCGATTGCCGTCTGCAGACAAGAGGATCGCAGCGCTCACGCCTCCGGAGTTCGCGCGCTGGCTGATCGATCTCGCGCGCAACGCCTCAGCGTCGGACGTTTTCCTGGCATCCAGTGAGCCAGCACACGGAGGGATATAACCTGTGCCCGTTATTTTTGGCGCTGCGCTTACAGCTTCCTTGCGTGTTGGAGACTTCTAGGCTCTTGTGCGCTCTTTATGGGTACTAAGCGCAGCCTCCGGCTCGACACAATCTACCTCAATCGCGTACGCAGGGAACGCTGGCAGCCCGGACGCTACCCCCGTATGGGAGCGTACGATCGCAAGACGCGGCCCATGGACATGGACACGTGGCGCGACGTCTTCGGCAATGACGATGCGCGCTTAGTGCGCCAGACCACGATCGCGCCGTGGAGAGTCTCCACGATTTGGCTCGGCATCGATCGCAGCTATGGGGGAAGCGACGGCCCGCCGCTCATCTTCGAAACGGTCGTCTTCGAAGACGTGGGCGGCGTCGTGAGTCTCGACGGTTTCAGACTCGAATGGCTGTGGAGCTATGAGCGTCAAGCGCGGCTCGGCCATCGCGATGTAGCGACTTTCGTGCGCGCCGTTCTCTACGGACGGCGCGGCCTCCTGCAAGACACAACCGCCAACGAAACAGAGGACACTCATGGCTAGAGCAGCGAAGAAGGCAGAATTTGTAAGGCGTCACCTCGACAAGACCCCCGCGGATATCATCGCGGCGGGTGCTTCCAAGGGCATGTCGCTCTCGCGATCGTACATAGCGAAGCTGCAATCGGAGCGACCGCGCGCGACCGTGAAGAGCATCGGACGGGTGCAGCTGCTGCCGCAAGGGCACGAGCCGACGCGGGCAGAGTTCAGTAAGCTCGTGTGGCGCGTCGGCACGCTGCGTGCGCGCGAATGGATGCGAGAGCTCGAGCCGAGCCTCTCAACGGAGGATCAACATGAGTGAAGAACAAAGGGCGCTGTGCGACTGCCTGATCTGCTCGATGACGCGACAAGCGGACGCGGAGGCGCGAGCTGCCTCCGAGGCGCGAGCGCGAACGCGGGCAGCTGGACCGAAGGAGCCGCGCGAAGATGATGACGATGACGATGATGACGGCGACAGCGATCACGCTGCGACGCCGAGCGACGGGCTGTGCGAGTGCGCGCAGTGCCGTCCGTCGCCGGTCGCGACGGGTGAGAAGCTGCTCACGCTGCTTCGGCAGTGCAGCGATTCGCTCATCAAGAATTACGATGAAGCGGGTGACTACGGCAGTCGCCTGACCAACGGGCTTGCAGCGCTGCCGCTTCCGCCGGATGCCGAAGATGTCCTGCTTCAATACGCGGTGGACAATTGGAACGCCGCGGACCGCGCGGCGATCGCGATGTGCGCCGTGATTACGAAGTACGATCCTGCGCTGCAAGACAAGGACAAGCCGACCGGCGATCCGAAAACGCTCGATGACGCGCGCGGGTTGCTGGCGCGCATGCGCGAAGGCCGGCCGCGCGTCAAGGGGCACAACGCGAAGCACAACCTGGAAGAGCAGATCCGCGCTGCAGCGGAATTGATCTTCGGGCGCGGTCGCGTGGGCGTGAGCGTCCATCACATCAAGCTCTGAAAGGGACCGAGCCATGCCGGATAAATGGAACGTGCGAGACTTCCCGTGGCTGCGCGACTTGCCCGAGCCGCTGCGCACTGTGATGGCGCGCGCAGTGCACGACCAAGGAGAGCGCGCGGAGTACTACCTTCGGTCCATCCTGCCAGCAGTCGCACGCTGCGACGCGGAGAGCATCGTATTCACGACGCTCACGCGTCTTTCGAACGGGCTCGAGCCGCACCCCGACATCGCGCTCGCAGGACTAAAGCTGTTGAACGAAGTGATCGCCCTGCGAGAGAAACTGCAGCAAGCGCTGCACCCCGACCAGAAACCCATCGACGCCTGAACTGGTGAACCCATGTCAACGAACATCGCCCCGGAGCTCGAAGAAGAGATCAAACAGCACCCGCCCGCTGTGCAGGCTGTCATGCGCTCGCATCCGCCTGTCACGTGCTATCGCGACAGCGAGCGCCCTGGGCGCGGGCACTACTGGATCCGCTCGTACATCGAGACGCTCAAGCGTACGGACGGCTCGCCCGGTCCCGTGCACGTTACGATGGTGCACGGGCGCGATTCGTTCCTGCCGAGCATGACGGTCAACGGAACGGACCCCGCGGAACTCACAGTGTGCGGCTGCGGCAAGTGGCAGAACGCAACTGAAGACCAGATCTATTACATGCGCGAACACTTGAGCATGCTGCATCTCGCGCGTGTCGGAGCTGCACGCCCTTCGGGTCCGGAGGGCGTGCAGGTCCACTTGCTGCGCGCGCGCTTCAACGCGCTGCATCGGCTCGGGACCGACCTCGTGACCGTGATCGACACGCAGACGATCGCGGCCGCGCTGCGCGGCAACAAGTTCCGATCGCAAGATGTCGAGCGCGCCTACGCCGACTTCCGACTCGCGTTGATGATGTTCGCGCCCGACGGACGATCGACTGATACGCGCGAGCAGCCGTACTCGCCGCCGTTCATTCTGTGCAAGACGTGCGGGCTCAAGAGTTACAACCCGTATGACATCGGGCTGCGCTACTGCGGCCAGTGTCACAAGTTCCACGATGATGAAGGGCAGGAGGGCGCGGGCTATGAACTCGGACCAGCATCGTGAAGCGAATGAAGAGATACGGCGCCAGTGCGTGCGTGCGGGCGAGTTCGGGCACTGGGGCTGCGGCGTGTGCGAACACGACCTGCTCTATGAGCGGTGCGCGCCGTGCACGCGCGCGCGCGTGGAGAGTCACAAAAGCGACCCGTCGCGAAGCTATCAGCGCTTGCCTCCGGAGCAGTATTCCAACGGGCGGATCGCGGAAGAGGAGGTGGGTCAGGAAAGCAAGATTGAGCTGCGCGTCGCCGCGGACAAGGCTCACGACGCTGTCATCATCGACTTCGGCCGAAGCATGACGTGGATCGGACTGCAGCGAAAAGACGCGCTGGTGTTAGCGGAGATGATCCTCAAGACTGCGGCGGAGCTGCTTCCATGACCCGCGGACGTCACGGCGCGCGGGAACAAAACGCGGCACGCGCGCTGTCTTGTCGGATATATCCTTGACGCTCTGGCAGGTAGAAGCGTAGTGCTGACAGTGAGCCGCGCGAGACTGACCCCGCCACCCCCCCGGCCGAGTCGGTCCGCGCGGTTCCCTTTCCATCCAGCGAGACACAGTGCGACGGGCAGCGCCACGCGACGCAGACTGCCAGCACGAGTTGAATCGCGATCAAGAATGTGATGAGCAGCATCTGCAGCGCCTGCATGCGGTGCAGCTCTGACAGTGCGATGCCGATCGATTGCATCGCGTCCGCGTTTTGGTCTTTGTACCCAGGGCCAGTCATGTCTCACCTCGTGGTAGGGGCGTCGTTCGTACCCGCGTCGGGCGACGCGAGCCACTCGAGTTCGGGCTCGATGCAGAGCTTCACTTCATCGCACGGCGTACGGCCGCACACGCAGTCGCAGCGGATGGCGGTGGGCCGCTGCAGCGCGAACTCGGGCGCGCACGTGCACAGCGCGAGCGCGAACATCCATCGCGGTGCAGCGCTCACCAGCGCTTGCGCTTCCCGCTGCGCGCGGGCGGATCGGCCGCGGGCGGGTCTTCGGGCGGCGGGTCGGTCACTCCTTCCGTGTGCGGCACGAAGTGTTCGCACTGACAGTCGAGTGGCTCGCCTGGCAGGGGCGGACCGTCCAGCGTTAGCGGCTGAATGCAGTGGTCAGCGAAGCTGCCGTAGTGAACAGTTTGATCGTGGCCGCACGTCGCACACGGGTTGTCCATGGGTTTCCCTTTCAGATGTAGCGCACGATCTTCGCGCCCGTTGCGACGGGGGTTGCTGGATGGCCAACGGCCGCGGCAGAGAAGAACGACGCCGCGACCGGCGAAGCGCTTAGTTCTACGCGAGCATCTGCGCCCGCGGGACCTAAGCAGTTGAGTGCGCCGTTGAGCCAGATCGTGCCGCCGCGGAATGCATCGACACCCATGCCGGCCGAGACTCCGGTCACCGTGCTGTAGATAGTGACGTCCGCGCCTTCGCGCGAGACCACGCATGCGTTGACGCCAGTGACCACGATGTTTGCGTACTGAACTACGACCGGTTGCTTGCCGTAGTACGCGCCGTAAAAGGCCATGCCGGGGCTTGTGTTGGTCTGAATCTGCGTGGGTGGATACGGTGGCAAGTGGCTGTTGCCGAACGTGAGAAGGCCGAAGCCGTTGGAGCAGATCGCACCACTGTTGACGATGGACCCGCCGCACACGATGCAGAACGGCAGGTAGTCGAATGGATAGTTTACGTTCGGGTAGAAGGTGTTGCACCCGATGTACCCGATGAAGTTGCCGTTGACGCGGAGCGGAGAGTTCGCAGCGATCGCAACGCCCACGCCGCAGCCGGCCCAGATGTCATCGGCCGCCACAGGCAGAAACTGCGAGAGGATGCTGAGCCCGGTCGAGCGACTCCACACCCCACACAGCCAGATGCTCGCGCCCGAGAGATTCACAGACACGCTTGTCGAAGCGGGCGCATAGATCTCGAGCGACTTCGTATAGAGCTGCGTGTTGTGAAAGAAGACTGAGCTGCTCGGCGTTGCGCCCGGAGGCACCACGATCCGCACGTCGACCAGGAAGAGGCCGCCCGCTGTCTTCATCTGCGCCGGCGCAGTTGGCGGGAAAAGATAGTTCGGCCTGAACCCTTCATTGCCGCCGCCGCCGCCGCCGAAGTTTGTGAAGAACGCCTCGGCCGCACTGCAATCGATGATGAAGGCCGGCTCGAAGATCTCGAACGTATCGCCCACAACGGGCGCGCTCATGAATGCAGCGGACGGGGTGATCGTGGTCGCCGTGTTCAGTGAGATCATCCGCTCATCGAGCACGACGCCGCCCGCGCTCTTACGTCGGATCCACTTGCGGAAATAGTTGTTAGTGCCGCCAAGCGCGGACGTGTTGAGAAGCGCGAGCGTTGAGCCAGCAGCGACCGTGCCTGCTAGGAGCGTGGTCGTAGACTGCGCGATGAGACACAAGCGACCGCCCGCAACGAAGTTGGAGCCGTCGAGGTTCACGCCTGTGTAGGTGCCCGCAGCGGCGTAGACGCGCACCTGATCGATCGCACTGTACTTCGCAAGCTCGGTCTTCACGCGCGCGAGCGTCTTCCACGGCGCTCCGGACGAGCCCGCCGCTGCATCGTTGCCGCTCGGCGCGATGTACCAGTCGAACGATGGGCCAGTGCCCGGAGCGAAGCTCGCGCTGCCGCCCGGCGCGCCTACGCGCAGCCCTCCGTAGAACTGCTCGGCGCTCACGAGTGCACCGTCGCAGCGTAGACAAGCGATGCGCCGCCGGTCGTGTAGCTAAACTCGGTCGTGCTGATCCCGATCGCGCATCCGAGCGTGAAGACGTACGGCATGGAGAGCGAGAACGGCGTGCGCCCGCCCGGCACGGGAATGGAGAACTCGGGCACGTCACCCGCAACGGGCGCGGTGATCTTGTCGAATAGCTGCACATAGAGCAGCGCTGCGCCTGCGTTGTATCCCGCGACGCACTGCAGCATGCACGGCGTGGGGCACACGAGATCGGCAGCAAGCGCTGCGCCCTCGCTCGCGGCCTGCTTCTGCCCCGCGAAGATTGAACTTACGTTTGTTGCTGGCATGGTTGTGTCCTTTCGATTACTGCGATCGCCACGTCTGACCGAACTTCTTGAGTAGCGCGATGTCTGCAGCTCCCAGCTGCGGGCTCCACATGCCTATGAAGGCGATGTCACCGTTCAGCGGAAGATTCCCCGCAGTGCGCGCGCCGATGCCTGCGGCCGCATTGTTGAGGTTTGGCGTTCCCGTGGTGACCTCGATCGTGTTCGGCGGAATCGCGCCGTTCATGAACCACTGTAGGTTGGCGCTCGAACCGCCAACGGTGTTGATGATGTCATCGTGAAGCGCCAGCATGTTGGGAGAGTCGCAGATGTGGTCGGCGATGCTTCCCGATGTAACGCGGCAGACGTCGGAGCCGTTGATGAACTGGTTGAGTTGGTACTGCGGCGTGAGGTCCCCGCCTGTGGTTCCCGTCGTGCCCCAATGACTGAACCCGCCGTTCACGTGCGCGCTCTTAGCAAGTTGCCAGTACGTTAGCGAAGGAGATCCTGTCAGGCCGCAGCCGTCCGCTGCGCGCGGTACGTAGTCATCGACGCCATCGAAGCGCATGACTGCGGGACCTTTTGCGTTCGTACGCAGTAGCGATGTGCTCGCGCCGTCGTAAATCTTCGGCCGCGCAGCGACGGTCGCCTGCGAGAAGTCGCGGGCGTTTCCGGACTGGTCGTAAATCTTCGAAACGAAACCGTTGCTCGAGCCGCAGAACGCAGCGATCGCGTTGACTGATGCAACGTCTTGCACGGTCGTCCCGTTGTATATCTGCAGAATCGGCCCGACGTAGCCGACGTTGAGGCGCTGCGTTCCGCCGATGAAGCGCGGCAGCGCGCTGATCCGCTGCAGCAACATCCGCTCTGCTTGTGCACCCATCATGCGAGGAACACCTTTGTGAGGCGAATGCACGGCGTGCCGTTGATGGTTACGAACTGATAGTTATACGCAGTGATCGCACTGTTAGTTGACTGCGGGTTGTCATCGATCGAGTTTGTGTCGCGGATGATCGTGCGGCCCGAAACTGTAAACGTAAGCGTGCGCCCGCCCGTGCCGTCTTGCTTCACATAGATCGTGCCGTAGTCGCCTTCGACGCCGCCCGTGAGCGTGAGCGTGCTGTTCCCTGTAAGCGTGTTGGTCGTCGCCCAGTTCTTCGACGTCGTGAGCGCGAGCGAAGCAGCGTTCGATGCCCACGAAAACTGCGTGATGGCACCTCCACCGCTCACGCTGATAGAGAGCAGCGCTTGAAGCTCTGCGATCGAACCCCATTTGATGGCGCCCGTTGCGAGTCGCGTCATCACGGTCGAGGCGGGCGCAGCAAGCGCGTGCGGCGTGTTGTCAACGTCGGCAACTAGCACCGTGTTTGCGTCGAACAATGCAGCGGGCACGGCTGCATCCGCAGTCGCTTGAGCTGCAGCGGCTGCGTCGCGCGCGACCGAATCCGTGCCACTCACTGGGCCGATGAGCGCTGCGAGGTCCGCTGCGTTGCCCGCGAAGATGTCACCCGTGTCCGCGCGCATGAGCACAGTTGACGGCGGCATAAACACTGCGGCCGGGCCGAGCCCGCCGTCGCCATCGAGCGCAGCGATCACAGTGTTCGCGCTGTCGAAAAAGTCCAGCGAGAGCCACGAAGGATCCACCCACTCGGCAGCCGTCTCATCGTCTGCAGTGAGGATCTGCCCCGACGTCGGCGGAGCTGCGCCGCTCACGTCGACCGGCCCGCCTGTCGTGGCGAGCGCATCGGCCGCTCCGCCTCCCGTAGGAGTTGCCAACTGCAGGTCGCCGCCAACGATCGTGAGAACATCGCCGTTCTCACCGGACGAGCCGGATATCGACACGTCGCGATCAGTGAAGGCTAGTGCAGTCGCAGCGCCGCCATCTCCGCCGCCCGTGGGGTCGGACCACTGCGCGTGCGTTGCATCGAGCGCGGTCAGCACTTGCCCCGGCACGGGCGCGGCCGCTCCGGACACATCGACCACGCCCGAGAGCGTCTTCAACTTGTACGCCGTGCCGTTCAGGATGCCGTCTAGAAAGCTCATCGCGTCACCCTTCAGCCGTTGTGCGGCCCCTTGTCGTTCCATCCGACATTGATCTCGGCGATTGAATCTGCGATGTGCAGCCCCGTTGACTTCCACGTGATCCAGTATTCGTTGACCGAGTTGTCTACGGTGATCGGCGCGGACGGGACCATGACCGTGGTCCACAATCCTGCAACGGTTGGGCCGTTGACGGGTGCAGCTATCAGCGGCGTAATAGTTGGGATGGTCGTGCCGCCGCCTAAGAAGTCATAGACAGCGCCGTGACGCCGAACGATGTTGAACTGGTTGGGATCGACCGTGCTTTGGTTGTGGATGACCTGCATGTTCTGGATGACGGCGCCCGTGGGCAGGAGAATCCGCCACGCAACGAACTGATCGCTGATCCAACTAGTGCAGGCCGCCAGCGTGAAAAAGACATCGTGAAACAGCGCTTGCGCTGGGCCGAATACGACGCCCGTGTTCAGCGAGATAAGCGACGTGGTCGGCTTCGGCGTCGGGTAGATGAAGTCTCGCGTTGCGATGACGTCGCGGAAGGCGTGCATGTCGCGGCCCGCGATCATGTCGTTGCCCGCGCCCTGGTTGTTGCTCGCGTTGACGTCGTGCGACGCCACCACGTCATGCGCTGCGAGCACGTCCACGCCGAAGTGCACCGTCAGATTGAACGTGTTGTTAGCGGTGAACGTGTTGTCTGCGCCGCGCTGCGCTGCGTCATCCGCGCGCGCCTTTAGATACGCGGTGCGGTTCGCAAGCTTCTGCGCGATGTCTTCCACGTTCTCCGCGGCGAGATCGTGCGTGTCCGTACCCTCGGGCACTGTGATGGGCGTGTCGAATGTCGCGGCTTCGATGAGATCGATCATGGAGTTCTCCGGTCAGTGGATATCGATCGTGACGGCGCCCGGGATGTCCCAAAGCTTTCCGGGGTCATCCCAGATGTGGCCCGTGGGGAAGTTCCAGAGCTCCGCTCCGGGCGGCAGCACGACCAGCTTTCCTTGGCAGTGCGCCGCGTTCCATTCGTTCGGAATGAGTCGCAGCTCCGCGACTTGCTCCGGCGTCGGGCTCGCAAACGCGGCCGTGTCATAGAACAGCCACCAGCGCGCCCACTGCTCCGGACGTCCATCGGGTGAGAACGTGGAGTCACTGCGCGTGATGACGCCGGCCACGTCCATGTCGAAGCGCCGGCCGTTGCGATAGATGAGCGCAACGGGAAAGTTGTCAGGCGCGTAGTACGCGTAAATCTGTTCGAGCATCGCGTACGGCCCGCCGCGATGGCGATGCCCATCGAGCCAGCCCGTCAAGCGTTCCGCATACGTCGCATCACTCTCGCTGAGGCCGCGTGAGAAGCGACGCTCGCGTCCGATGACTGCAAGCGAGTCGGGCGCGTAGTAGCCGGGGAAACGGAACTTGACGCCTGCAGTGAGCGCATCTCCGAACGTGTCCACGACCACGCCGAACGCGTAGAGGTATTTCTCCGCCCAGCCCGTGCGCAGCCACGGCGGGCAGAACTGCCGCATGCGATCGCGGAACGTCGGGGTTACGAAGACCTCGTCGGTGCTGCTCATAGCGATGCTCCTTCGGGCACGGGCACCTGGTGGATCAGTTCAGCGCCGAACGCGATGAGCACGCCGACTTCGGTGACTGCGAGCGACGTGTCGCCCGCGGGGTCGCTCACGAGCACATGAAAGATCTGCGGCTGCAGCGCGGATGCGATCGTGCTGCGAATGGCCTCTTGGAAGATGAACCCCGGAGGCGTGGGCGTAAGCAAGTTGCCGCCGATCGGCTGCACTGAGAAGAACTTGATGACCTTCGCGCGGATGAGCTCGCGCACCTGCTCATCGTTATTGCCGCTCGTGTTGTAGACCCACGCTTCGTACGAGACGGTGAACGAGACCGCGACTGCTGACTCGGTGCTGCTCGCGACTGCAAGCGGCGTTGCCTGTCGCTGAATGTTTTCGTTGATGATGTCGACATCGCTCGGCGCGACTTCGCCGGCCGCGTTCGCGACGATGAGCCGCACGTTGCCGTAACCGTCTTTGAGCACGCGCGTTCGCGTGATGCCGATGTTCTCCCCGGTCGGCCGCGTAGAGTTGCGCGCGGAGTACGCGTACGCATCCCACGGTCCCATGGGCGAGAGCGAGCCGAGCTTCTCGCGGCAGCCCTCGCGCAAGCTTTCGTCTTCCTGTTCATCCGAGCCGACGATCGGCTCGGGATTCGTGCACGTGACATTGAGCAGAACAGTGGTCATGCCCGTCACGGTGCCCGGCGCGGAGTTGCTGTCGGCGCCGGCCTCGACCGCTTCGATCTCGATCGTGAGCGAGCTCGCAGCGTTCAGGATGAAGTGCGCTGTGTTGCGGTAGTTCTTCCCGCTGCTCGGGTCCGGATTGAACACGAGCAAGTCGCCAGGCTCGACATCGTAGACACCGCCTCCGGAGTTGATGAGCGTGAGCAAGCCCGTTGCGTACGTCGCATCGAGGCGCTCGACCTTGTAGACGTAGCGCGCGCACAGCGTGAGCCACTTCCCCTCGGCGAGCTCCATGAAGCCGGACGCTGCGATCTCCGCTTGCAGTGTCGAGAGCGCAGCGAGCACAGCGGACGTAGCTACGACCATCGTACGGACGACCGCGCCCGTGGCCCATGAAGTCGTGCTGACCCCAAGCGCGCCGAAGACTTGATAGATCGCAGTCTGCACGTCTTGTCGCGTCGCAGGCTTCGTGAGGTCGCTGAGGCTGAAGAGCGCCATGGGTTCAAGCTCCGATCAGGTCGATGAGCACTTGCGCGTCGGTGACAGCGAGCACGAAAACGAACGGACGCAGCTCCGGGTCTGCAGGCGTAATCAGCACTGCGACCGAGATCTCTGAACCCGTTGCGTTCATGGTCACCGTGATGTCGGCGCGCTCGACACGCTCTTCTTTGTTCGCTTCGTTGACGCAGGAGATCTCGATCGAGCGCAGTTCGTTCACCGTCTGCGGGTGGTTGAGCAGCGCGCGGATGTTGAAGCCGTACGTGCCGTCATCGATCAAGTCACCGCGGTTGGTGATGAGTCTGCGTGTAACGGCCTCGGCAATGCCGCGCGGAGAGTTCGGATCGACTTCCGCGAAGTCGCTTGTGACATCGAGCACGCACGACAGGTCGCGCCCGTAGTTCAGCGGGTCTTCGGGCACGACCTGCACGCGCGTCATCGTCGCGAGGTCTGCATCGAACGCAGCTTGCGCGTCGGGTGGAAGCGGCATCTAACCGATCCTCACTTTCGATGAGCCACTCGAGATCGTGCCGACGCTCGTAAAGGTGATCGTTCCGGACGCGGGGCTGCCGCCGATCGTGCCGCTGAACTCTCCAGTGGGCAGAGTCACGTCGTCGCCGACGCGCGCAGCTGCAGGCGCGGGCTCTCCGCCGATCACAGTTTCGATCGGCGCGAAGCCCACTCCATCCTTGCCCGCGTAGCCGCTCACGATGGGCTGCGCGCGATCGCCTTCGATGAACTGCACCAGCACTTCCGCGCCCAGCGTGAGCGTCGAAGCGATGCCCGCCACGCCGGGCCACTGCGAGATGTGGCGCAGGTCGGGAAGGCCTGCGCCCTTGCGGATGGCCTGCAGGTCGCAGCGCGTGTCGCCCGCTTCGCTCACAACGCGATAGCGATAGACGCCGTGCAGGGGCTCATCGTGCGTGCGGTCGATGACCGCGCGAAGCAGCTCCGCAAGGCGCGAAGCGGAGCTCGAGCCGCCGCCGCACCACGCGACGATGCGCGGGGGCTGGCCGCGCGCGAAGGAGTACTCGAGATCGCGGATCGTCTGCGGCGCATCGAGCCGACTGTCTTGGATCACTCCGCCCACGGGTAGCTTGTCCAGGTCATCGGAAGAGAGCACAGCGATGCGCGAGCGGCCGTCGAAGCCGAGCAGCGTGAAGCTCGCAGCTTCGAGTACGGGCGCGGGCCGCGGCCCGACGTGCGTGACTCCCGCATAGTCGACCCACCACGGGACGCCGCCGGCGGCGTGTTCGAGCACAGCGGATGCGAGCTCGCGCCCGCGAGCGTAGTCGTTGCCGACGTTCAGCGCGCCGGGCTCGAAGCTGCCGAGCGTCTCGCCGCACTCGCGCGCAGCGTCTTGCGCGATGAGCTGCGCGCGGACGCCAGCGTCGCTGTGGTACGCGCGCGGAGCGAGCAGCGAGCTCCACCCTCCCACGCCCGCGACCAGTCGCAGCGTGCGCTTGAGCGCGAACGTGCCCGCTTGCTGTGGAACGACCGTGCCCACGAAGCTCTGCGCGCCGATCTTGAGCGTCTGCTTCCCGGCGAGCGGCGTGTCGTCGGTCAGGTCGCACTCCGCAATCCACGGGCCGACAGCGCCGACGCGCAGCGCGAGCGCTTGCAGCTCATGGCCTGACAGCGTGATGGATACGTCTTCGCTCATGGCTGCGGATCCGTCGCGAGGTGGTCTGCGAGCTCGCGCTTATTCTTGATTCGGTTCTCTGCTTTCTCGCGCGCGCTCTGCAGCGCGGGGTCAACAGGCGTCGCTGCGCTCGCGTCCGGCTTTGCAAGCGCGAGCTTGAGCGGGCGGTATTCGATGAGCCGGATCTCGATGGTCCACTCGCCGTCCGCGGTCTGGACCGGCGAAAGCACGTCTTCCACCACGACCGAAGTGATCCCGACCTGCGCCAGCAGCGGGTGCTCGATGTCGAGTGGGCCCTGCTTCTTCCCGAGCGGCGGCTTATCGATCGACGGCTTGAACGCGTACCAGTCTTCCCAGTCCTGCGTGGAAAACAAACGCAAGCGCAGCGCGGGGTGCGCGAGTTTCAAGCCGTGATAGACGACCGTCGCGCCGCTGTAGCCGTAGCTCTCGCGCTCATCCCAGCGCCGCGGAGAGCCCGCCCCGGTGATCTCGCACAGTCCGGGCGTGCGCAGTCCGCCGAGCTTCACCCAGTCTCGCGGCTCATCGATCGGGTTCCAACTCATGGCGCACCCGCAACGCGCGCGCCCATCTGCAGCGCGACGCCTTCGAGCACGGATTCAAGCTCACGGCGAAACGCAGTCGCGAGCTCGCGCGGCTTGTCGCTATTCGTGTGGATGACGATCTCTCCGATCGTGATCGTCGCGCCGCTGCCGGACGCTGAGCCTGCCGCCGCCAACGGAGACTCAGCGCCCGGACCTGCAGCCGCCGGGGCGGGCGCGATCTTCGGCACGGTGACCATGTCATCGACCGCGCGCTGCGCTTCCGGCGTTCCTTGGGCGACGCCCTGCTCGACACCCTTGGGAATCTCTACGCCGAGGTCTGCGAACACCATCGACGGCGAATGAATCTTCAACACGTCTTTGAAAGCGCTCATCGCGCCGAGTGCGAGCTTGCTCATCGCGTTTTTGATGAAGTCGAGGCCCGCAGTCAGACCGTCAACGATGCCCTTCCACATCGAGCGGCCGAGATCGACCCAGTCGATCTCCCGCCAGATGACGTAGAAGAGTTCGAGGATCTTGAAGAGGCCGAACACCGCTGCAGCTGCGAGGATGAACGGCGCAGCGATGAGCGCAGCTTCGACCACGACGGCGCCGATCGCGGTCGCTGCAGTGGCCATCGCTGGGATGACAGTCTCGAAGACCCACGCCCACGTGGCCACGGTCATCTTCACAAGCGCTTTGATCAGGTCGACGGCCATGCCGGCAGTCGCGAACGCGAAGCGGCCGAGCATGAGTGCGGACACTGAAACGATGGCGCCCGCGAAGCCCTCGACCAGGTTCTTTCCCGTTTCGAACGCGCTCATGTAGTCGTCGGTCGTCGCCTTCGTTTCGGGACCGAACGTCTTGCGCCACCAGTTGCGCACGGTCAGAAACGCGATCTCGACATCGAGCGCGCCTTCGACGATGCCGTCGAAGAAGAGCTCGATGAACGGCAGCGCTTTGGTCGCGCTGTCAAACAGTGGCTGGATGAGCGTCGTGAATAAGAACTTGAGCGTCTTGCCTGCTTCCGTGTTTTGGCTGAAGAGCTGCCGCACGTCGCGCAGCGCGCCGAGCAGCGGCTCCACGTCGAGGTCAGAGAACAGTGCGGAGAACGCTTCTTTCTGCTTCTTCGACTGCACCTCGAGCGACTTCATCTGCTTCGCGACCACGTTGCCGAAACGGTTCTTGACGTCTTGCGCCAGGCGGTTCACCGACACGCCCATCAAGTTGGCGTGTGCGGCCATGCCCGCGAACGCGTTGCCCGCTGCAGTGCCAAGCGCGGACGCTTTGATCGCAGTCGCTTCAAGCGCGGTCTTCAAGCTCGCGCCGCGCAGGCCGGACTTGTAGAGCGTGTCGTTGAACTGGCTGACCTCTTCGCGGCTGATCGACACGCGCGTGGAGATATCGTCGATGCCTTTGATCATCTCCTTCGCGTTGCCCGGGATGAAGCCGAACCAGCTGCGCATCTTCGTAAGCGCTTCGAGATGCAGGAGTTCGTTGCGACGCGCGTCCGCGTTGGCGAGCCCGAGATCGAACAGTGTCTTGGCAGCGATGACAGCGGACGCAGCGACAGCGGCGAGGCCTGCGCCGAGTGCGAGCCAGCCCGCGCCGCCCATCATCTGTGCGAGCTTCGAGAGCGAGCCGATCACTTGGCCGAGCGGACCCGGCATGCCAGCAAGGCCGCTCTCCATCGCTTTCAAGCGCGCGATGAGTTCGCCGCCCTTTGACTTCGTGCGGCCGAACTCGCCGCCGAGTTCCACGTAAGCAGCTTGCGCGCGCCCGATCGCTTCGCGCTTCGTGTTCATCGCCTCGGTCAGCGTGCGCATCGCGCCTTCATCGACGCTCGCAGCCTTCTTCAAGTTGCGCATCGCCTTCTCCATGTCGGCGAGCGCCTTCTGGTCCGCTTCAAGTTCGCTCTTCAAGTTCGAGAGCGCTTGTGCAGCGGACGCAGCCGAGCCGCTCATCTCTTCCTTGAGGCGGAGAATGAACTCGGCTGTGGTCGTATCGTCTGCCACGGGCGGGGGGCTACGCTTTCTTGGTCAGTGCTTTGCGGAGCAGGTGCAGGTCAGCGAACGCTTCAAGTAGGAGAATCGCGCCGACGTATTCGCGCGCAGCTTGGCCCTCGAGATCGCTCTCCGTGACTCCGAACGCTGCGAGCAGACACAGCGCCGCGAGGCCGTCATTGCCGCGTGCCTGCGTTCGGAGCTCGGTTATTTTTTTTCGAGTTCCTTCGAGCGATGACCCGAGAGGGCGATCACTGCGCTGCCCACGCGCGCGAGCGTTGCGGGCAGTTCTTCGAGAATCGCATCGAAGCGCGGCAGCGGCGGGTAGATGACGCACGGCCGAATGAGCTGCGAGATCTCGTCGGTGTCGAACTTACCGCGGTCCTGGAAGCGTCGAAACTTCATCGTGTGCGGTCGCTGAACCACGATGAGGCCCATATCGGTGTGCACGGCTTCGATCTTCTTCCCAAGCGGGCCGTGCTCCGCGATGAGCTTCGCGAGCGCTTCTTCATCCGCGATCGCTTGCTCAAGCTGCGCGGTCTCGAAGTTCTCTTTCGCGCGCTCGTCTGCTTCTTCGCGCGCGTCTTGAAGCTGCGCGTGCAGGGCGCGCAGCTCGATTAGTGACTTGGCGTTTTCGGTCATATCGCTATGCGCGAGTCGAACAGCACCAATCCGTTTCGACGGATCAGCATCGGATCGATCTCGATCTCCTCTTTCAGTGGGTCAGGTGACTCTTCATCGCTGGTGCTGTTGCCAGCCCAGACGCAGCGCTCGATCACGACTTGGATCGGCAGCTCATCCGCTTCGATGTATTGGACATCGATCTCGAACTCGACATCGCCGTACCCGCCGGGTACGAGCGAGCGAAGCGCGAACTCTTGTCGGAGGATTTGAATGCTCGCCTTCCAGCCGGTGAGCTTCACGTTCTCCACGGAGTACTTGCCCGCGGAGCGGCCGCGCGGCGCGTGATGTCGGCCTTGTCCGTACGCTTTCACGCGCTCGCGCTTGTCCGCGAACGAGATGCCCGTGAAGCCGTAGAAGCGCTCCGACCCGAGCTTGAGGATGATGCTCCCCCAAGAGATTTGATTGTTGTTGACGAATATCTGGTCAGCCATGGCACATGCCTCCTGTTGCGCGGTTGCTCGGATCAGGCCGCCAGCACTTGCAGCGCGGGGTTGTAGAAGCCGACATCGAGCTCAACGTCTTCGGGGTACGCGAGCGGGATCACGCGCGCGGAACCTGTGAGCGTGCGCGTGCTGAGAAGATTGTCGGTGCGCGACAGCGTGAACTGGACGGCCGACGCTTTCGGCTTTGCGAGCAGCTGCGCGCGCAGCTGCGCCATCACGCCCGCTTCGATCTCGAGCGCTTCTGACTCGAGAATGAATCCCGTGGTGGAGCTCACGAGCACGGGCCGATTGAGGCGCCGGATGAAGTACGAGCGCAGCGTCTCCATGGCCAAGTTCATGACGCGGCGATGCGGCATGAGTTGAAAGTCGGAACCGTTCGGAGAGAACAGCCGCGGGCGGTTCACATAGACGCCCTCGCCGTCCCAAGTGCGCAGCGTGCCGAAGCGGAGATCATCGAGCCCGGGGTTCAGCGATTCATCGTGCTCATCGGGATTGCCGTTGACGTCGCGGATCGAAACGCCTTCGAGCGTGCCGAGGTTGACGTCCGCGATATCGATCTCCTGCGAAACGAATGCTTCGCGCGCAGCGGTGGAGAACGACACTGGGCGGCGGAACTTGCGCCCACTAATGCTCGAGGTGAGCTTGCATGCGCCGGAATACAGCGAGCCGTACTTCGACGCCTTCGAAGCGAACGCTGTTTCGAGCGAAGCGAAGTACGCAGACTCAGTCTCGCCGACGTTTGGAACCCGCGTGTTGCCGACCCAGCCGCGATACTTGCCCGCGCTTGCCATGCCAGCGAACGCGAGATCGACTGCATCGAGAATGTCAGGATCGATCGCGGGCACAATCTGACAGAGCTCCCAAAGCACTTGCGTCGCTTTGAGCGCAGCGAGCGCGGGCGTCAGGTCCGCCGCGTTCGAGGAAGGCGCGAGCACGTTCAGCAGCGCGACATCGCCCGCGATGAGCGTGCCTGCGGCGAAGTGCAGCGTCATGCCGGTCGTGCCGATCGCGGCGGTGCTCGCAGTGCCTAGCGACTGCTCCGCGGAGAACGTGCGGCCTGCATCGAGCGAGTAGATGTATTTGATCCCGCTGGTCGCGATCGTGCCGCCCGTTTTGACTTTGAACACGATCTCGTAATCGTCGACCGGGGTGCCGCTCTGCGTGATGACGGACGTGCCTGTGACGCCATCGACATCGATCGGCTCGACAACCGCGAGCGCGCTCGCGTCGCTCTTCACGAATAGAACAGGGCGGCCGTAGAGACCCATGTAGTGCGCAGCGGATTCGATTGCGCCGCCGTCGCCGAAGTTCGCTTGAATGTCCTGGATGCGTCCGAACGTCGCGGGCACGTTCGGCGTACCCATCGACGTCGGGCCGACGATCGCGTGCAGTCGCCCAGCGCTGGGAGGCAAGACGCCGAGCGCGCCATCGAGCTCGGTGATGATTACACTCGGTTGTGTCATGTCTTCTTTCCTTGGTCAGATTGCAAACACTGCAGCGCGCTCTCAGGGCTCATCGGGATCAGGTGGAAGCTCTCCGGGCGGGATGCTCACGACTTCGGTATTGCCTTGCAGCTCGACCGGGATTTCAGCGCCAAGCGTTGTGCCGTCATCGATCGCGTCTTGCGCTGCGTCGATGATGCCGCTGTCGCCGTTGACGGCATCGAGCACGGGCGCCTGGATAGAGGACACAACGCGCAGCGTCGCGCCCCATCGACGTTCGAGCTTGTCTGTTAGCCACTGCACGTTCCGCACTTGGAACGTTCCGTGTGCTGCGAGATAGACAGCGCGATACCACTGGTCGTGGACGATGCGCGCGATGTGGTACTGCTTCTGCTCGTTCTCCGGGTCGCTCGGATCCTGACCCGTGATGTAGACAGTGAAGAACTCATCGAGCATCGCGAGCGCGCGCGGCACTTGACCGGGGTTGCGCGGTGGAAGGATGTTGCCGGCGCTCTGCGTCGGGTCTCCCGGCACCCACGCGATCCGCGTGTTGGTCGTCATGTGCTGCGCGGGCACGCGCCAGCCGAAGAGGTTCGGGACGGGCAGCCCATCGAGCGCGAAGCGCGCAGTGACGGCCGCGAACAGATACTCGAGTGCGAGGATCTGGCTCATCGCATCACCTCGAGAAACGTTTCATCGAGCGCGAGCTTGATCGCTGCAGCCATGCGCGGCGGCACGCCGTCAACGGGAAGGATCGTGCGCTTCTGACCGCCCTTCACGCGGCCCTTGTGATGGCGCGCTTCGACGCCGACCACGCGTGCGTAGATAACGGAGCCGACCGAAGCGACGCGCAGCGCTTGAGCTGCGTGCTGCAGCGGCTTCTTACCGTCCAGCGTGGGCTTCCACGGGTGGCCCTCGGAGCTCACGCCGCGCGCGATCGTTCCTTCGATGTCGCGGCGCACGACCTTCGCGACGCTCGGCGCAGCTTCCTTGCCGAGATCCGTGAGCGCATAGATCTTGTCGATCATGCCTTGCAGCTCCGCCATCGCGGCCGCGTTTTCCGGCGACGTAGTCATCGGAACGTGCCTTCCCCGGCGGAGTCTTCATCGTGGCCAATGTCCGCTTGGATGTCGTACCAAACGTAAGGCGACTGCTCGCTGTAGCTCTGCGGGAACGCGCGCACGATGCCGCTTGCATCTGTGTCCGCGCGCAGCGGCAGATCGAACAGTCCTTCGTTGCTGTTCGCTGCTTCTGTGAGCTCGCGCATCGCAGCATCGGCTGCAGCGCGGTAGTCGATCATCTGCTCATCGGTCGACACAACTCCGCGCTTACGCCAGCAGCGGAGCGTCACGAGGTCAGTGAGCCAGCGGGTGACTGCGATCGGATACGGCGCTTCGAACGGCGCGGCGTAACGCTTCGCGAGCCGCGAGTCGATGTACGCGGATGCCATCTCGAGCGCCTTGTCGACCCATCCCGTTTCACGCAGCTCGATCTCATCGACGAATGCCGAAGGCATGTCCGTCGTGAGCTTGAATGCGGCGAGATCGAGGTAAGCGGTCGTCATGGCGGAGCAGTCTTCGAACGAGCGTCGGCGCAAGCGCACGACGCCGCCCCTATGCGGCGTCGTGCTTCCGGATGCGTGTTGGAGTTGCGAGCGCGAGCGCGCTCAAGCGTTCAAGTCGCGGAGCACTTGAAGAGCAGATACGGGTGGCCGTTCATGATCGAGTTGCGGCCTTCAGTGAGCCACTGGTACTCGCGGATGCGCGCGAGCTGCCCGTCGTTCTGCGGGCCGTAGTACAGCACGGAGAACGGCTCTCGATTGATGTAGGCGAACGCGCCGAGTTCGTTGTTGGTGATCTCTTCCACTGCGAGGTAGTAGGTCGTGTCGCTGCCGCCGAACGCGCTCCCGAGCTCGGGCGCTTCGACGGGCTGCCCCAGGCCGAAGTTGCGCACGACTGCTTCGACGTCGCCGCTGCCGGCAGCGCCCGCAGCTGCGAGCTGCGCGATGAACTTCGCGTTTGTGATTTGCTGCGCGCGCGCCACGAGGGCGGGCGGGATGAGCATCGCTGCAACGCGAAGGAAGCGCGGATCCTCTCCGTTCGGCATCTTCAGTCCGCCGGAGATGTACGCGATCGCTTTCGCGACGTTCGCTACTGCAGCTTCCACGCTCACGCTCGAATCGATCGGAACTGCTCCGGGGTAGATGCCCGACGCAGCGCCCGTAAAGATGTTCGCGTAAACGCCAGCGTTGACGTTGAAGGGATTGACCTTGTGCGACGCGTTGAAGAACGAAAGCCCGTCGTAGGTGTTCGCGTTCGCGAGCAGCGCTTGAGCCGTCATCTTCTGCGGCCAGTAAGCAGCATACGCGCCCATCTGGCGCGACCAGTGCGTGGCGAAGTCGATGCCGTTGCCATCGACGTCTTCGAGCTGCTCTTTCTTGATCTTCAGACCAGCGGCTGCGTTCTCATGCTCGACCTCGGTGGTCTGAGACACGATGTCTTCGAACTCAACGTTACCGCCGCGTCCGGTCTTCTGGATGCGCGCGGTGTCGAGCAGCCACGTAACGCGCTCTTTCTTCGCTCCGGACGTCGGGCCTGTTTTGCAGACCGTTTGCCACCAGAGCCTGCTTGTGAGTCGTTCGTATTCGCGCGCGGTGATCGTGCGCATATTCGACTCGAGATCCCAAAGGAATGACGGGGTGAGCGTTGCCATCTGTGTTGTGTCCTTCCGGTTGTGTCAGACGCGCGCGCTCTCAAGCCGCCGTGTCGTACGCGAAGTAAACCAAGACGCCCTTGGCGGCCTGCACGTCGAAGACCATCCCGGCCTTGGTGGTGACTGCACCGTCCATCGTCACGGTGTGGTTGTCCTTCATGTTGCAGATCTTCCCGCGGTCGGTGATCGCAACTGGCGTGCCTGTGTCGTTGTCCAACCACTGCAGCTGGATCTCGCGCCACATCTTCACTTGCACCTTGATGATGCCGTCCGCGATCTTCGACTCGTGCCAGTAGCCGATCTGCACGGCGCCCGGCGCGTTGATGACTTCGCCTGTTGCGTTGAAGGCTGCGACGTTGCCCTTTTCGCAGACCTGTCCGGACTTCACCACGAAGCTGTAGTAGCCCCAGTGAGCCTCTCGAATCGTTCGCTCTGCCATGTTGCCCTCGGATATGAGTTGTTAGTTGTTAGACTTGCGACGTTGTGAGGGCTCAGGTTGCGGGGGTAGAGCCAGCGACAGACTTGGGCTTGGTGACGCCGAGCTGCAGCTTGTAGGTGCTGCTCTGCACGCCTGTTGCGTCACCGACCAAACCCATGCGGCGGTCGAGCGCTTCTTTCTCGCCCGGCGGAAGGCGCGACACGTTCGGATCGCCCTCTGCTTCGCCGCGCGTAGGGGTGGGCGTGTCGTTGCCGCCGCCAGCTGCGGAGCTCGCGCGCGGGTTCGAGGCGAGCTTGCCCGTCAGCTTCGGCATGCTCGCGATGTGATCGCGCACCAACGTGAGTGGCGCTTTCTGCAGTAGCTTGGTCATCTCCGCGGACAGGTCCGGCCGCGATGCGAGCAAGCGCGCGCGCTCTTCCTTATCGTCGCGCTTCTGCAGCTCCGCGCGCACTGCTTCCGAGGTCTTCTGCGCTGCGATCGCGACGCGATACGCGGCTGCAGCTTTGCTCTCTTTCTTCGGCGCAGCGGCGGGCGGCGGATCATCATCATCCGGCTCGACATCGCTTTCAGCTTCGGGCTCATCGTCGCCCGCTTCGGCATCTGGATCCGGCTCCGCTGCAGCTTCCGGCTCTTCTTCGCCTCCGCCGTCCACGGCGTTCAGCGCAGCAAGCGCGCGCTTCGCGGCCGATGCGTTTGCGTCTTCGCCCTTCGCTGCATCTTCGAGCGCAGCGCGCGCAACCTCGTACGGTGATTTGTCCGCCATGGTGTCTCCTGTTGCGTTCGCGCTCGCGAGCGCCAGCACGTTCGAGAGGCTTCCGAGCTGGTCGGCGAGCCCCACACCCACGGCACTTGCGCCGTGGAAAACTTTGGCCTGCAGGCCGCTAATCGCTTCCGTGCTCAAGCGCGGACGCAGCTCCGCGATGAGCTCGAAGAAGCTCGCGCCCATTGAGTCGACGATGCCTTGCATCTGTTCGAGCTCCGCGTCGGTGATCGCTTGCTCGGGGTGCCCGTCCGCTTTGCGCGCGCCGCTTGTGATGAACTGCACACGCACGCCGTTCTGCGCGTTGCGCGCGCTCACGTCGCAGCGCTCGACCAGCACGCCGATCGAACCGATCAGAGCGGAGTCGCCCAACACGATGCACTCCGCTGCGCTCGCGAGCGCGTACGCTGCGCTGCAGCAATCGCCTTCCGCGAATGCGAGCAGCCGCTTGCCCGCTGCGCTGCACATCGTGCGGAGCTCGCGCGCAGTCTCGAAGCAGCCAGCGACTTCACCGCCTGGGCTGTCGAAGCGCAAGATCACCGAACGCGCTGCGGTCTTGCACGCCTCTGCGACGCGCGCGCTTATCGCTTCGTACGAGTCGTAACAGTAGTGCGCGTGCTGTTCGAGCGGGCCGCGGATGTCCACGATGACCGCGTCGCCGATCTCGGAGTTCGGCGGCGGCGAACTATCCATGAAGAACAGTTCGAAGAACGCTTTCGGCGCGATCGCGAGATACCCGCGGCGCTCGTAACGCATGGCGATCTTCTGCGGGCTCATGCTGCCTCCGCGGGTGCAGCTGGTGGCTGCGGAGGTGCTGCGGGCGCGGCGGGCGGAGTTGCGGACGCGGGCACGAAGCCCTGGCCCACGCTGCCCATGAGCTCTTCCGCGCCAGCTTCATCGACCAGGAACGCGCGTTTGATTACTGCGATGCCTGCATCGCGCGGGATGAGCCCATCCGCGACGGCTTGGATGATCTCAAGTAGCGACGCGATCTGCGCTCCGTTGAGTGCGGTGTCCTGCGCTGCTTTGTCGGATGCGATTGCGTTGTCAGTCGGGGCGACGTCGCCCACCGTGCCCGTGTCGCTGGTCGACGTGGACTTGCCGCCTTCGATGACGCGCAGCTTGGTCGGCTGCTTCTCGGTGCCCGCGTCGGGTACGCCGTCGCCGTCGTAGTCGCCTTCGAGCGGCACGCCGTAGCGCTCCGCCATCGTGCTGACATCGAGCGCGAAGCCCGCAGTGGCGAGCGCTTGCTGCATCTGGATCATCGCGTTCGCGAGCGTGAGAACACTGTTCGCTTGCGCGTTGAGGTCTTGCGGCGGAGTAACGTCCCATTCCATCGCGGCGCTCATCGTCTCGATGGCGTCTTCGCCGTACTGCAGCGCGATGTAGACAGGGATGATCTGCGTGTTGACCGTGTACGCGAGGCCGTCCGCAGTGTCTTTGATCAGGTCCGCGCGGATCGCTTTGTGGATGTCCTGATTCGAGAAGCCAGTGCCGCCCGTCGTGGTCACGACCTGGCCGGCGATCGCGATGATGAACTCTTCGTTCTGTTGCGCGATCGTCTTGTTGAACGAGTCGAAGCCGCGCCCGTTGCTTTCGAGCAGCTGCACGCTGTATCCGGGCGTCATCCCGAAAACAGAGTTGATGCCCCACGCCATCACTTGCTGGAAGAAGCTTTGTTTCTGCGCCTCCGCTGCGCCTTGCGGTGCTGTCGCGACGCGCGCGGGGTTCGCTAGCTTCGACTCCCAATTGTCCTTTTGGAGATTCGCGTGTTCCTTGCGGATGTACGCGCGGCCGATGCAACGCCACAGCGCGTGCTGCCACGGAGCGACACGACCTCCGGGAACGTGAAGCACCCAGCGACCATCTCCAGGTGTGACAGGAAGACGGCCAACAGCGCTGCGATAGTAGAAGCGGTTCTCATTCCAAACGTATTGCAGATACTGCGGGTCGAGACGTACGAGCACGGGGTAATCGCGGCCCTGCACTGGGAGCAGCTCGCCCACTGCGACGCCGCACAAGATGCCGTCCGCGGCCATGAGAGCGAGCTCGCTCGGCGGGCACATCTCATCGAAGCGCGAGCGCACAGACTCGTGACCTGCCTCGAGCTCGCCGACGATCTTCGGGTCGCCGCGGAAGTGTTTGGGCAGCCGAACGAGGCCGCTTGTGCGCGTGGAGAGAACGCCGGAGAGCACGCCATCCTTGCGCGCTGCGAGCATCAAGCGACCCGCTTGACTCAAGTCACCTGAATCCGCGAGGCGCTCCGCGACCTCGAGATCGCTCATGTACCAACGGATCTTCGAGATCGTGGCGGGCACCAACTGGCCGCCCAGCGCTTCGCGCATCTGGCGAACGTTGTCGCTATCGATGTCGTAGGCGTAAGTCGGATTGTCGTCGGGCGCGTAGGTCGAGATGCCCATGAGGGCAGCGCGCGCAGACTGACTTATCCGCTGAGTGATGCTCGCCACGCGGCCGATGTCTCACAAGAGACTGGTCACGTGTGCAGTGTCTACCTGTTCGTATGTCCACGAAGCGGCTGATCCCAGTGCGCGCGCGTGATGCCGTAGCAGTGCTCAAGGGCGGCGCGCGCACGTTCGGACGGGCGTTTGTTGCCCGCGGCCCAGTCACTTACGGATTGCTGCGCGACGCGGCAGCGCCCAGCGATGTCGGTCTCGCTCGCGAGCTGTAAGAGCGCGAGCAGCGAACGGCGGCCACGCGTGGACGTCTTCAGCTTTCCCATACCTTCATCCCTTCGTAGGGGTCGAGCACGTGCTCCATGCGGTCGGAGTCTTCAGTGTCCGCTTGCATGCTCGCAGGCACGTCGGCGAGCGAGAGCGGCTCCCAACACGACATCGCAAGCGCATCGTAGCGATCGGGCGAGCGGCCGAGGATCTTGCGGAGCTTGTCCTTCGCGATGAGCTTGACGCGGCCGCGCTGCGTGAAGAGCCACTCGAGTACGTGCAGCTCACGCGCGAGCTTCGCGTCTTCGAGGATGGCGCCGCCGTCGCGGAACCAGATCTCGAGGTTCGCGGCGAGCTCATCGCGGACGCGGTCGTAGACTTGCGGCTGGCGGATCGCGCCGTCGCTTGCGCGCAGCGACACGAGCTCGAAGTCGTTCGGGTGCAGCGCGACGTGCGCATTGAGCGCTCCGGAGAGCTGCGCTCCGATCGAGCCTTCGCGATCGATCACAACGACCGGAGTCTCGCGCGGAAGTCGCAAGCGCTTGATGACGTGAAGCAGGAGCGCCTTGTGTGCTTCATCGTTGAGGCCGCGCTGCGCGATCAGTTCGAGCATCTTCAGCCCGCGACGCGCCACGAGCACAGTCTCATCGCCGGTGCCGCTCTCGCCGGCGGGGTCAAGCCCGATGTACAAGCGGCCCGACTCTGCAGTGTCAGCCCAGCGTGCCTCCGCTTGGCCGATCGCGTGGATGGTGAATATCCGGCCTTCTTCGTGCAGCGCGTGCTCGCCCTTCACGCGAACGCGATAGAGCGCGGACGTCTCGCCCCATTCGAGTTTTTTTTCTTCGACCCACTCACGCGTGGCGAGCCCGGGGATAAGCAGCTCTCCGCTCACTGCGTTCGGCGTTTCATCCGACGATATGCGGAGCGTCTTGTACAGGTGCGCTTTGCCGTAGAAGGCTTCGTAGAACTCGCCTTCGTTCTTCGTGCCGTTGCTGAACATCACGATCTTCGCGCCGCCTGCGCGGTTGCCTTCGATCGCTTGAAAGATCTCTTCAGCGACGCCGCTAGCTTCATCGACGATGTAGAGAAGATGACGGCCGCTCACGCCGGACACGGCCTCTGCTTCGCGCGCCGTGAAGCCCAGCACTTCGCGAAAGTCGGGCGTCTTCAGTCCGGTTCGCGCAAGCTCGCCCTGCTCGCCTTCGATGATGGTCGAGTGCGGACACGGCTTGCGGATGATGAGCCCGTCCGGGTCTTCGAGCTTGCACGCGATGCAACGCCCAGAGCGCGAGCGCAGCATGCGCAGTTCGCGCCAGAGGATCTGGTCGACCTGTCGCGAAGTGGTCGACGTCATCACGACACGCGCGTCTTCGAACGAGCAGAAGAACCAGAGCGCGAGCCCCGCTGCGCTGTGCGACTTCGAGACCTTGTGGCCCGAGCAGATCGCAACGCGAGAGTGATCGCGCACCGCTTCGAGTACTTCCACTTGGCGGTGCCACGGCTCTACGCCGAGGATCTTCCGGAAGAAGTCTACGGGGTCGCGTTGAAACGCCGGATTCGGAAAACGGATCCGGGTCGACATCGAGAACTCAAACGCGAAGTGCTCGAAGAACGCTTCGCTGAACGACACGCGCGGCGCGCGCAGCTGAGCCCCGCGCGCGAGCGGCTTCGAGAGCGAGCGATCAACCAGCTGCACCATTGGTCGGCGCCTCGTCGCCCATGTTCAGCTTCGCGAGCGCATCGAGCACAGCCTTGGCGGCGATCGGGTACGGAAGCAGCGCGCGCGTGAGCGCATCGCGCAACTTGATCCAGCCGGGGTGCTCTCGGATGTAGCGATCTTCCGCGAGCTCGGCGGACTGCTCGAGGCGCGCGCGCAGTGCGAGGATCTGCGCCTCCGCAAGCGCGAGCTTCGTTCGCTCCGCGTTGGTCAGCGCTGGGTGCACGCGCTGCTTCGAGATCGTGTCGAGTAGCGTGATGCAGTGATCGAGCGTGGACAGTCGGCGCGGCGCAGTGACGGGCAGCGCGTCCGGAAGCTTCGTGCCTTTCGGCTCGATGTCCCATGCTTCGATCGGGATGCCGAACGCGTAGTGCATCTTGGCGCGCGCGTCCGCGTTCGGCTGTCGCTTCCCAGTCTTCCAGTCGTGGATCGAACTGATAGTGCGGCACTGGATCTCTTGAGCGATCGCAGCGTACGAGCCAGTCACGTGAAGGAACATGCGCTGGCCCTCCGTGCGGATGACTATGCCGCTCGGGATGAACGGCACGGGCTCGGTGAACGCGTTCGAGTCTTCCGTGCGCTGCTCGGAAGTGAAGGTGCGCGCCTTCGAGGCGGGCGTCGCCTTGTGCGGACGCTTCGCCATTTACGATAGGACTTTCGGATCTCGCTTCGTGTCGGGCGTCTTCCATGGACTGAACGGCCGCTCGGTCTGCGGGCCGAGTGCCGCTGCGATACGCGCTCCGTACAAGCGCGGGAACTTGCGCTCGAGGTTCCACGCTGCAGCCTTCCAGTCGCCTTTGATGGGGCCGATCGCTGCCATCGAGATGATGTTTTGGTTGCGCAGCGCATCATCCGCGATCGCTCGCTCGACATCGATCGCGAATGCTTCGTAGCGCTCATCGCCTGCGTTGCCGGCGTCGATCCAGTTCTCCAGCGTGAGCGCTGCGATGCCGACTGACTGCGCAGCGTGCGGCTTCAGCGCTCCGCGTTTGAGCGCTTCGACGATCCTGCGATGTATCTCGAGGCTGTACTTCGGCCTGCGACTTGAACCCGGTCCACCCATGACGTCATCCCGCCTTTCGTTGCGGCTGCAGTTCGTTTCCGTAGCAGCGCCAGCCGACGCGATGACGGCGCGCGAACAGTTCCGCGTACGGTCCCTCCGCTAGGCGCATCGTGATCCAATAGAACGCGTCCGGCTTCGCGCTGTGGCGGCCTACGGGCGCGAAGAAGATCGAACGCTGGTCGTGCACGCGCACCTTCGCGCGTCCACGCGTCGCAATCAAACACGTCTCATGCGCTGCGCGCGTGTAGCGCCCCATGCCGAAGTGCAGCGCGCTGCTGGTCGAGGTCAGCTTCACCCACACGAGTTCAGCTTTCACTTTGAAGCCCCACGCTTCAACAACATCGAACGCATCTTGCTGCATCGCGGCGACGCGCCACATGAACAGAAGCGCGTCATCCGCTAACGGTGGCAGCGCGAACGCGCAGAGCTCCGGCGTTGTCATGCACGGGTAGTGCTTCGCTGCTCCGCGTCCGCGTCCGGGCAGCTTGTCCCCAAACTTCCACGGCGGGTCCGCAACTAATACCCGCGCGGGTCGGGACTTCACGTGGAGTCGGTTGGTCATTTGTCGAGTCGCATTCGTTTATTTTTGGCGGAAAAATAGGCCGGAACGCGCCATCAAG